CACCTTTGACTGGGGGGCAAGGTAAATGGAGCGGGGTGACCGGCGAAATGAAGGGAAGCTGCGCTACGACCTGGTTTCCCCGGAAGCCATCAAAACCCTGGCGGCAGTCTATACCGAAGGAGCCAAAAAATACGCGGACCGAAATTGGGAAAAGGGGTTGCCGTTCATGGAAATCTTCGCCTCCTTGCAGCGCCACGCCTGGGCTTGGGCAGCAGGCGAGGATATGGATTCAGAAAGTGGGCTGCACCACATGGCACATGTCATGTGGAACGCCGCCGCCATCTTGCACCTCCGTCTCACAAAACCGCAGTTTGATGACCGCCCAATGAAGGAGGATACATGACATTATCCGAAGAAGCCCGGAACTACGCGGTCCTGGTAGCCCAAAGGCGTGACGCAGAAGCTACCGTCAAGAAATTAACCACAGAACAAGCCACGATGGAAAAGTCTTTGCTTGAGCGCATGGGAGATGAAGGGATCGCCAGCCTCAAGGTCGAAACCGATGAAGGGAGGTTCACCATCTCCCCCCGTCGCGAGCTCCGGGCCAGTTGTATCCCGGGTCACGAGGCCGACCTGGCTAGCGGGCTCCGGGCCATCGGCTATGACGACATGGTGAAGGAGTCCGTCAACGCGAATAGGCTCTCTGCCTATGTCCGGGAAATCGACGCGGCGGGCGGCGAAATCCCCCCCGAGATAGCCGGAGCCATCCAGATCGTTGAACTATTCAAGCTCGGCGTTACACGATCCAGCAGATCGTGAAAGATAAAAGATAAAGGAGCAAAAATCAATGGCAAAAGAACTGGCAGTCAAAGAAACAGCAACCTTCATGGTACTGGCGAATGCTCAGGGCGCCATCGAGGCCCTTAAGAGCAATCTGGAAGGCGAAACCCTATCCCCCATGGACCTGGATCGTGTCTCGATCCCGGCCGGTGGTGGTGTTACCTGGTGTGTTCCCACCCTGGAGGGCGAGGAGAACATCCCGGAGATCGTCGGCGTCATCGTCGGCGTGCAAAACTGCCGCGCCTATTGGCCCGGGGAGTTCACCGGCGGAGGTGATCCGCCGGATTGTGTCAGCGAGGACAACGTAACCGGCGTCGGCGATCCGGGCGGGACCTGTAAGTTCTGCAAATTTGCCGAGTTCGGCAGCGACTCCCGAGGCAAAGGCCAGGCGTGTAAACAGATCAAGCGTCTGTTCGTCCTGCGCCCCTCTTCCATGCTCCCCCTGGTGGTCAATCTACCGCCCACCTCTCTCAAAGCCGGTACTCGGTATCTCCTGCGCCTGGCCGGCAACAGCCTCAAATATCAGGCCGCGGTAACCAGAATCACGCTGGAGAAAACCAAGAGCAGCGACGGTATCGCCTACAGCACCGCCGTTTTCGCCCTAGCTGCCAAATTGGACCCCACCCAGGCCAAGGCCATGGAAGATTATGCTCATGCCATGGGCCCCCTCTTGCGGCGTTCCGTGACCAAAGAAGATTTCCCGATGGATTAACACCAAGAGGGGCTCCCCGACGAAGGGAGCCCCCATCTTAGGAGAGATTATGGACCTCATTGAACTATACCAAAAACACGGGTTTTCTTTCTTTCCGCTTCGCAAAAATAGCAAAAAGCCTCTCTTTGCTTGGGCCGTTTACCAAACCCGCCGCCCCACCCAGGATGAAGTCAAAGAATGGCGAGATAAAGGGCTGTTAGATCAAGTCGCCATCGTCTGCGGGGCAGTCTCGGGTATCTTCGTGCTGGATGTGGACGACCCCACCACCTTCGAGGCATGGCTGAAACAAAACAACCATAATCTGCCGATAACCCCCATGGTAAAAACCAGTGGGGGAAAGTACCATCTTTATTTCAAGCACCCGGGAGGCAAGATCAAGAACTCCCTCAAGAAAATCCCCGGTGCCGACATCAAGGCCGATGGGGGCTACGTCGTGGCACCACCTTCAAGACATCCCAGAGGCGGTGATTATGAATGGAACGAGTTTATGAACTTGGATGACTAGAGGACTTATGGCCCAGGAAAATATAGCCGTTCCTCCCCCCTGGATGCTGGATTTTATCGAACGGGAAGTCGCCCTGGTAGAGCTTGCTCAAGGTGACCTGCTCCCTCCTGATGAAGATTGGGTGACTGTTGCCTGGAGGGGGGTGCCTGTAGGGGAACGCAATAGCGTCGCCGCAAAACTAGCAGGATTCTACCTGGGCGGCGGCGACCCAGAACCCCGAGTATTGGAAATGCTCCGGGCCTGGAACACAAAAAACACCGAACCCCTGCCTGATAAAGAACTCCAAGCTAGTGTTGCCAGTGTCGCCCGCATGGAGGCTCGAAAACGGATCAAAACCGGGGCGCAAGAAGGGAAGAAGGCGGCATCCGAACCCAATAACCTATCCTGGGAAGAACAGCGTCAGGCCGCCCTGCAGGGCCTGGGTGAACGTCTGGGCCTGCCCATCAGCGACATCCGGGTCACCCAGAGCGATGATTCCGTCCTGGAATTTGCCCTGGGCGAAGACGACAGCGTGATGATCACGGCGGCGGATCTCATCGAACAACGTCTCTTCATAAAAAGATTCGCCCAGGCCGGCCTCCTGGTGCCCAAAAAAATCGCTGAACCAAAGGGGGGCGGCGCTTGGCATGAAGTCGTCAGACAAATATTCCGGCTGTCCATCCTGCAGGACGTGGGGCAGGAATCCAGCGCCCTTGGTGAGTTGCGGGAATTTCTGAACACCTATATAGAACGTTACCGGGGTTTGACGTATTTCTCGTCAAACCAGTCCATCCCTCACCATGTAGCCTTTTTTATCGTGCAACGCAAAGGCGAGAAGCCGAAATTATATGCCAGGGCCACGGAGCTTTTTATGGAAGCCAGGTTGTCGCTCGGATTTAAGTCCCTCAGAAAAATGACGGTTCTTTTCCCCAGCCTGGGCCATGAATCGGAGCGTTTTAAATGGAACCGGCAAAACGTCCGTGTCTGGTGCATGAACCTGGATGGCTCGGAAGAGATAAAAGAGATGGTCTTTAAGAAAGCCATGGACGGGAGAGAACGTGAAGAAGAAAAAGCGTAGAGATAATGGATTAAGGTCCACTTGGGCCGTTGATCTTAGAAAGTGCTGTCTGCATCGTTTCTATTATAACAAAGCTATGTGGGGCTGGATTGCCGAGGACCGCCTATGCAGGCAGAGGGTCACGAAAGAACATTGGGCATACTCGGCAGTAGATAGGATCAGAAGGAAAATCGCCGCAAAGAAAAAAGTATCTTTCCCGGTTCGGCTGACGCGCTACATGATTTTAAAGGGTTACATGACCAAAAAGAGAGGGCTATAAAATCTTTACAAGATAAAAATAACGGCGGTGCCGGTGGTACCGGCAAGGTGCCGCATGGTGGTGCCGCTAATAAAAAGCGTCAACCATGCGGAAGGTGTCGCGGTTCCGGTAACATTTAAAACTTTTCACATGTTGAAAGTTTTCAAAAGTACGGCACTTGCGGCACCATGGGGTTTTTTATAAATTATATTATTCACTTACGTGGTGCCACATAGGGTTAAATTTAGCGGCACCGTGCCGCCAAGTAGCGGCACCGATTTTCTAAAAACGAACAGAAAAAACTCAAGAAAGTAAGACCCAACTAAAAGGAGACCACCATGACCAAAGCAGAAGTGATCAGGGAAGTGGCAGAGGAAGCGTCCATCACCAGGTGGGCGGCAGAGCTCGCGTTCAACCAGGTCAGGGACATCATCGTGAGCCAGGTGCAGCACACCGGCCGGTTCGCCATGGATGGCGTCGGGGTGTTCACCCTGGTGGAGCGGGCTGCCCGGGTAGGTCGAAATCCGCAGACCGGGGAGGCCGTGAAGATCCCCGCGAAGAATGTGGTGAAGTTCAAGCCGGCGAGGTCGTTCAAGGAAGCGGTGGAGTAGGTGAAGGCCGGCGACTACGGCAAAAGATTTGCGCCACATTAAGCCGTAGCCGCCTGGCGGCTGCGTTCATGCCCTGAAGTTCTTCATTGCGTCCTCCAGCTCCTCGTCCACGATGTGAGTATAAATCTGCGTGGTCCCGATATTCTCATGCCCCAGGGCCTTCTGGACCACCCTGAGGTTCTTGGTGGCCCGCAACAGGTCCGTGGCGAAGGTGTGCCGCAGGGTGTGGGGGTGGACCTCCTTGTAGGTTATCCCGGCGGCCCGGGCCACCTCACCCACCATCCAACGAACATACCGAGCTTTTAAGGGGCCGCCCTTGAGGTTAGTAAAAATAAAGTCCTCAGGTTTCCCGGGTTGCTTGTTGAGGTATCCCAGGAGGAGCTTGACATCGGCCTCGCAGAGCCAAAGCATCCGCTCCTTCTTCCCCTTCCCCAGCACCTTGAGTTTGCCGGTGGTGGGCTCCAAGTCCCGGCGCCGCAGGTGTAAGGCTTCGCTGCACCTGAGCCCCGAGTTGAGCAGGAGGCGCACCAGGCAGAGGTTGCGGAGCCGGGTGAGAGAATTAAGGGGCCGGCCACGGAGACGGTTGCCGTTCCCCTCGTCGGTGATCTCCCCTTCCGGGGGAGGAAAGAACTGTTTCAGGAGCATCTCTTGCTCTGACGCTATGAGAACCTCTGGGATTTTGCGCCTGGTCATTAGTTGCCTCCCGCCGTGGTCCGGGCCGGGGGATCAGGTTCAAGGTTTTCCAGCCGATTCAATACCCGGACAAGGTAGTCATCGGCCTGGTCAAGCTCGAACACCGATATTTCCCGCCCCCCGGCCCTGTCCAGGCTATTCCTGGATGATAAAATATCAATCCGGGCCTCTTTCAAGTTCGCAATGATTCCTTTCATTTGGCCTTTCATATCCACCTCCCCAGGTCCGCCCCTTCGGTTCCTTGCGGAGCAAACCAGACCGCCAGGGCCGCCAAGATCACGGCCCCGGCCAGGATGAAATAGATGTTGGTCAGAAGTCGGTGAATCATCATCTGCCCCCCAAGATCGCCAGGGCCAGAATGATTATCCAGATTGCCGCAGCCCAAAAGAGTTTCATGCCCATCCCCCTATCTTCTCAGTAGGAGCAGGGACCGCTGCCCCTGCCCTGCCCAAAGAGTTAAGTCCCAGGGGTTTCCCTTAAAAATTCGCTGGCAAGTCTCCCGATCTCTTGGGATAGTCGCCTCAGGTTGCCGCGCCGGTTCTGATTCAAGGTTTCGGGTTCACATTCAGACAGGTCTTTTTGAGCTTGGCCGAGGTTAAGAATTGCCGCGGCTAAGGTTTGCAAGATTACCTGTCGGTCATGGTCCACTGTGGCGTGTGGTTTGGGCATGGCCTAAGCCCTCATGCCGCCATCAGCCTGGGCCTGGTCCATCAAGGCGCAGACCAGCTTGTGCCCATCGTAGCCCTCGGCCTCCGCCGCCTTCATCTTGGCCTGGGGGAACATTCCGAAGCGCACCCCGGTTTTCTCGTTCTTGTCCATCCCTTGCCAAACCTCTGCCGCCTTCTCGGTGTAGTCCATCTCATGCCTCCTTAAAGGTTATCCAAACGCCGCCGGGACGCGGGCCCTGCCCAGGGCTCGGTCCTCGTCCCACAAAATCACGCTCACCGGCTCCCGGTCATTCCCCGGCCCCACCGTCAACTGGTGGGCCTGGAGGTGGGCCTCCAGGTCTGCCGCCAGCCGTTTCTCCGCCAGGTTGAGGTTGTCGTAAGCAGCAGAGACCGCGGGGTTGTCGTGGCCTAACACCTGGTCCACCCAGGCAACCTTTAGCCTGGTGTCAGCCAGGACTCGCCGCACCATCTCCATCGCCTTGGCCCGGTCCATCGCTTTCTGAACCCCGTCGTTCATGTCGTCGGCTCCTTCAAGCACTCAGCCACCCACCCCTTCACCCATGCGGTCGTGGCTTCCACGTTCTCGCCAAGGGTCGGGAATAGGCGTTTAAGGTAGTCTCCATCAAGGGCAGGGACACAGGGCACGCCTCGCTGGAACGCCACCCTGCCCAGGTCAAAGGCTTCTTGGGTGTGGGTCTTGTCGCTCATGTCGTCCTCCTGGGGGAAGGCGCCGCCGCCCTCCCCAGCCCCGCAGGGTTACTTGTAAATGTTCAACCCCATCTTGATGTCCGCCCGGCCCGGGACGCTCACGTTCCCCTCCGTGGTGGCCACGATGCTTGACTTTCCCGACTTGGACCGCCCGAAGTCCTCTTTCAGGTTCACCCGGATCGTCAAGATGTCGCCCTCTACCTTCATATCCACGTTCTTCGCCATGTTCTTGCCCTCCAGCCTTCAGGTTTAAGATTTAACCGCTCACTCCCGGACCCGGTCCCCCGGGCCAAGGGTTAGGGGTTAAGCCCTCCTGATGTCGGTTACTAAAATATCCCGGTAAACCTCCCGGGTTTCTCCCAGGAACTTCACCCTCCAAATCTCAAGCCGCGAAGTCTCGCTAACTTGTCCGGCGATCCCGATGCGGCCTTTTAGAACGGCCTCGCCTTCGGGTTGCTCTCGGGTGATTGGGTCTTGATAAATTCTGATGATGCTTCCGCTCTGCATATTCTCAGGTTGTGGCATAATTCCCCTCCTGCTAAGGTCTTTCGTCCCATAAGGTGATTTGCGGGGTGCGCCGGGGTGCGTACACCTTAGCCCAGGCCCGATAATTGGCGATCTCGCCCTGGATGCGCTCCAGCCGAAGCTGCTCATCCCGCCAGGTGGCCCAAAGCCGTTTGATGATCTTCCACATGGTCTTTAATCCTTAAGGAATTCAGTTAACGCGGTGCGGGTGTCGGCAAGCCAGCACTCAGCGTCGTCAAGGTTCCTCATCTTCCCGCCGTGAAATTCTCCGGCATTAAAAAGAGCCTCTGCCGTTGTATGAAGGGTTCGCAGGTTGCGGAGGCTTTTGTTTAAGCCATCCCTCACCTTTTGGGCGGCACGGTTCAGCCTCTCTTTATTCACCTTTTGCTTTTCTTCCCTGGTCATGGTCCTCTATCCTCCCGTTTATCCTGCCTTTTATGCCTTCCTTCTTCCCTTCCCGCCGACGACCTCAACCGTCAATACCAAGGTATATCGTGGTTGCCATATTGTCAAGTCTTTTCTGCTTTTCCGGCATAATTAAATTTATCCTTGACATTTACCCCCATAACGTGCCGATAATCAAAGGGAATTCATAACCTCTATCATCGTATATCTATATATCTATCTAGGCGGGCGAAGCTTTATAGATATATATATATCTGATATATAAGTGTTTTTTGGAGATACCCCTTTTCAAAGAGGTAATCATGGCTATCAAGACCACCAAAACCAGGCCCAGGCCCAAGACCAAACCAACCCCCAGCTCCCGCAGGGTTTGCCCTGATTGCCTGGCCTCCAGGCCCGACTACAACGGACGCCAGAAGTACCCGCCACCCTGTCCTCAATGCAAATCTGATAAGCCACCAATAAGATTCACTAAATCCTTAAAGCCACCGGAACCGCTAACAGGGGATGGGGTATTAGTTCCTGAAATTGTTGATAAAAGTCATGTGGTGAATCTCAAAGATGAGTTCACCCCTAACGAGCTTGCTTTTTTGGAAATTCTCCTTTCAGGTGAGGAAACCGTTGACAATGCAATGATTAAGGCCGGTTACGGACACCTGGAAAAACGGAATAGGAATTATACCGCCAACCGGATAGCCCAAAAGCATGTTGAGCAGGCGGGAGACATCAAAAAAGTGATGCGTTCCGTCGGTGTGGGGGAGGTCCAGGTGGCCTTGAAGATCAAGAAGCTGATGGACGATCCTTTGCCCACCATCCAGGCCCGGGGCACCGAGTTAGCCGCCAAGATACTCGAAATGACCAGCGAATCTATTGACTTGCAGCAGGGACTTCAAATCGTCTTTAAAACACGGGACGGGAAGATCATCCAGCCCACCCCTGTCGGCCAGGTCGGCCCCAACCAGGCCCCTAAAGCCCTGCCGGCCCCTGGCCCACGGGTCAGAATGATTAAATAGTCAAGGATATTAGTGAGATAGCTAATAGATTTAGTTGCCGATAATACATCTTATCGGCACATAAGCCCTTGTCTTGCTTGCCTGTCGCAAGTTCCTGTCGCAAGTCTAAGCCCCCTGCCCTGGCCCGGGAGCGCAGCCCCCAGCCCCACGGCCCAGCCCCACAACCCCAGCCCCTAGCCTTGGCCGCCGCCCTTCGGTCCTGGCCCACCGCCTCCCCCTGTCCCCCTCTCCCCCTCTTCCCGGCCCCAAGGGGAAACCCGGAGACGGCCGGGTACCCCCCCTTACATAATATTATCAGTGTGGACAATTTTTCAATTTTAAAAGTTTGCCATTATGTCATTTTAACTTGACACGGGTAAGGTCGAGGTGGTAGGGTTTGGCAATCCTTGGGTGTAGTGGAGGTTTGGGATCTCCATAATAGAGGTGGGAGATGCAAATACTGATTAAGCGTGGATCAGCCATGGGTGGCCTTTTGGGTGGACCACCAAGGCCAGAAACAGACAAACTTTTTATTTATTTCGCTTCCCCCGAAGACGATATAGCCCATGGCTTTGAAGTTAATTTTGATCGCATCAGGAATTTGAAGCCTGGAGAGGAGTATGGGTCGAAGGACGGCCAGGTGACGGAGTGAGCGAAGAACGCAAAGAAATCACAGCCACGGAATGCGTCCGGAATTGGGGCGAAGGATGGGCAGCCAACCCGCCGCCCGATGGCCCGCCCTTCTTGCTGCTCTTAGCCTTGCTACTCGTGCTCAGCAACCCAGGGAATCCTGGAGTTAGCCCATGATCTACGAGAGACCGAATTTCAAGATTCGGTGGTGGGAGAAGGTCATTCTCTGGTTTTTACCGATGCGGACGACCCAGGACACGATGATGCCGGGGCCGGTGCTCTGCTATAAGGTTTGGCGGGGCCGGTTCTACTACCTTAGAGAAATTAAAGAAGGTCCGCCACGGCCCAGATACCTGGAAGGAGACGGGACTGAATAAGCGCCCGGTATTCGCCAGGACTACCGCCTCAGACCTCGGGAGGATGCCACGGTAAGCCGGGGAGAAAGCGAGTCGCTAAAGGCCACATGGCAATGGCTGCGTCTTGCAAGTATCCCCGGACAGAGGGCGTTTTATAGAGAATCCATGGAGGTTTTTGATGGATAGAGATTATCCCATTTGCACAGGATTTGACGAGAAAAAATACATTGACGCCCTGGGGTCCCATGGTGGCAGCCAGGGATCAGCATGGTCTTGTCTCAAATGGCTGGACAATTATATCGAGGTCTATAAGGACTCACCGCACCTCCATCATCAGGAAGGGGTGCAATATGCCAGGGAACGGCGTGAGAAGATTATCAAAAGGGGCCCCGTAGCTCCAAATGGTAGAGCGGCTGTAAAGCAGCGGGTTGACGGTTCGATTCCAGTCCGGGGCCTCCATACCAAACTTCTCGACCGCCCGGGGGTGCGGCACCATGGATAGGTAAGAACCCTGGCCAAGGGGCTGATTTGAATGTACGGGGCCTGGGCGGGCGCCTGGGCCCCGGTTTAAAGGAGGCGAGATGGCCGGCTGTCGCTGTTTTTGGGAAGACGATGGGTGCGTTTTGGGAGAGGAAGGAATTCAGGAGACGTGCCCGATGCACCTGGAGCGGGAGAACCCGGAGACGGGGGAGGCCCGGGGGCCGGTGGCGCCGCCGCCGGAGAGGGAAGGTCAATGAAAAGAAAGCCGGTTTCTTCGGACTTAATTTGGGCCGCCGCCTCAGATGTGAAAGAACACATGGAAAAGGTCATCATGGCCAAGGGAGACGGGGCTTCCCATCAAATCAGGCGTGTTTCGCTCCGTGATGTTCGACCCCCCCTTCATGGCCCGGACGGGGCCCGGTGCTACCTTGAAGGCGCGCTTCGGGGAACTGGTGGGGACCATCCGGGACCTGTGGAATTTTTACTTCCGAGCCCTGCGGGAGATTCACCGAGTCCTGGTCCCCGGGGGCTGGCTCATCTTCAAGTGCCAGGACGGGGTGCTCTCCGGGGTGAATAACTTTACCCACGCGGAGATTTATGCCATGGGCAAGACCCTGGGGTTTGTGCCCAAGGACCTCTTCGTGCTGCTGGCGAAGAACCGGATGATGCACCCGAAGCATAAAATCCAGCGACACGCCCGGAAGTACCATAGCTATTTCTGGGTGATGCAGAAGAGACCACTTTAAAGGAGAAACCTATGATTGACAAAGAGATTGAGAAACGGTTTACCTACCATCCACCCAAGGAAGGCCAGCCGAAGAAGTATGAAAAACTTCGTGAGTCGGGCAAAGAGCTTGCCTACCTGATAACCAATCTCTGTCCTGACTCCCGGGAGAAGTCCCTGGCCATGACCAAGTTGGAAGAGGCGGTGATGTGGGCTAACGCCGCCATAGCGAGGAATGAATGATGCCTGACAACTGGAAACATCGTTCTGAGAACATGAGGTGCAAGACCTGTATGTTTTTTGTGCCCAAAATACCCTTCCAGCCAAGACCGATGGAACCGGAGAAGGGGCCGGGTAATATTCCCCCGGAACCCCCGGAACTGAACCTGGGTCCTGGGAAGATATACCTGAGACACCCTGGATACGACCTGGGCCGGTGCCGGCGCCATGCCCCCACCCTGTCGGGCTGGCCGGCAGTCTTCGTCAACGACTGGTGCGGGGACCATAAAATCGACGAGGAGAAACTCCATGGGAGCGGATGACAACGGCAATCTGGGGAAAGGGCCGGACCTGGATCTGAGCCCTGAGAATATCGCCCACCAGGTAGCGGTGGTGATTACCAAAGACGGTCAGCCAGTCCTGATCGGCCCCATTGACGACCTACCTTTGGTCCTGAAGGTTCTTGCTGAGGGTATAACAATTCTCAGTAAGTTGGTGAGCCAGGCGTTGCCCAAGCGCATCATCCCGGTTACCGGCGGGTTGCCCCCGGGGGTGAACCTGCGGGGCCGGGCGGGAGAATAGGGCCGAGGACTCCCTTATGATAGGGCCATGTAAGAAAAAGAACAATGACATTTGTGGTGGATTGCCCTTTGCGGGAAGCATTTTGGAAAGAAGATTGCTCTACCGGAATGTGAAAACGGCCTTAAAATGTCCAGAACGCCATAGGAAATTCGTTAATTGCCTTTTAGGTTTGGCTAAAATCATAGAAAAGTTAAACAATGGCCCACCTCGCTAACGAATGGACCTTTGGGGTGATCAGGTGTGAAGCTTGTGGATATGAGTGGAACGCTGCTTCGGATGATTTGCCTATGTATAGCATCCCGGTAGCGGAGATCGTGACCGGGAAGAAAGAATTTAAGTGCTCTTGCCCTAAATGCGGACAACAGAAGTGTTCAATGATCGAGATTATGGGGGAATAGTCCTATTCCCCTTTATTTACCGGCGTTATTCGCATCTAACAGACTTCAAGTCCTATCATACTTCGTACATTATTAATAAATTGGCAGAAAGTTGTGTGAGAGAATGCCCTTGCTTTTTTGTGTTCCAAGGCATGGCATGAAGGGCATAACCATATAACATAAAGTGGATTGTTGTAATTAGGGTGATGACCATGTAACATATCCGTTACCGTTTTACACCTTTTGCAGAACCGAGCCTTTCTTTTTGTTTTGTTACGCAGATAATACCTAACTTTCCTACGCGCATTCATTTTTTCATCGTTGCCGCCCAAATATTCTTTAATACTACGCCTTCCATTTTTTATTGCTATACGGATTGCATTTGGGGTGACTGTGTAGTCTTTTGCAATTCTATTAAGGCTTTCCCCATTAGCTAATCTTGTTTTAATAACAGACAAATCTTCGGCAAAAAGCTTCATTAATAATCCCCTCTTTCTGATGGGATAATCTTCAAGAAATTCCCGCAAACCATAGAGACATTATCTCCTGGTTTGATCCCATGCCTTTCTACAAACCTCTTTGGTAGAGAAACGTAGAGGGTGCCGCGTTGATTAACAACCTTTCTGGATGCTACAAACTCTATCCCGGTAACTTTTTTTACTTTTTTTGTGGTCATAAGAAAACCCCTCAAAATCGTAAGATAACACCATTAATACATAAGTAAAATTGAATTGCAAGGGTAAAATTCACCCTTGTTTTTTCCTTTTATAATGCTATCGCTTTAGTATGGACCAGTTTCATTTACTGGATAAGTTTTCTCCTACTATCCAGGACTTCATTTTATCAGAGAAAACGATCACCATTCTGGTGGCGCCTTTAGGAGAAGGCAAAACCTTCGGTTGTATCGCCACCATGATATACCACGCGGCACGTTGCGGCCAGCCGATAAGGTGCGCCATTGTTAGGGATACCTTAGAAAACATCAAGTTGAGCATCGTTCCTTCCGTGGAGGAGTTCTTCGAGGAATTTTTCCCAGACAACCCCACCAGATTCTACCGCTTTAAGAATGAATGCAAGGAACTAACCATCTTCGGCAACCTCCGCATCGAAGTGGACCTGTTCGGCATTGATGACCCGGCCAGCCTGGGGAAGCTGCAAGGATCATCGGCTTACTCCCTGATTTGGCTGAATGAGCCCGCCCCCATCGCCGACAAAGCCAATGCTGGACTATCGGAAGAAGTCTATAACGTGGCGGGCATCCGGGCCGTCCGGCGCAAGGCCACCCCTGGCCGGCTGATCGTGGACATGAACCCGGCGGACGAGGAGCACTGGACGCATCGCCGTTTCATTGAGGAAGAGGATTTCGACCCCAACTTCCCCCTGGTGCACAAACAGGTTTGGTTTGTGCCGTATGGCGAGAACCAGCACCTCAAGGAAGAGTCTCGCCAGATGGCCAAGAAGATGTACGAGAATGACGAGGCCGCCTACGCCCGGTACGTCAAAGGCGAGTTCGCCGCGGTGTACCGGGGTGAGAAGGTAACGCCGCAGTATAAACGGGAACGCCATCTCTGCCCGGACATCTTGGTCCCGGCCCCGGGGCTGGTCTCTTTCGCCTTCTTCGACTCCTGGCACAACCCGGCCTGCTGCCTGGGGCAGATCACCTCCACTGGCCGCCTGACCTTCATCGACACCCTGCGTTTACAGAATTCGGACATCCGCACCCTGATCCATACCCAGGTAATCCCCCTGCTTAATTCTCCCAAATGGAGGAACAAACCCAATTCCTGGCGGATCGGCGGTGACTTCTCCATGAAGCAGCCGGACCAGAGCAACCGGAACGAATCGGCGGCCAGGGTCGTAGAAGAAGCCTTCCGTAAGTTTCTGAAGTTGCCGGGAATCTTCTTCGAGGCCGGCCCCTCCAAGTGGGACACCATGAAGCGGCACATCGCCCGGGCCCTCCAGGACGGCGACCATCGCGGCGACTCCCTGGTGCTGCTTTCCAACGATAACCGCCTTCTCGACAAAGGGTTGCGGGGGGCCTGGCACTACAAGACGGACAATTCCGGCAATGTTCTTAAGAATGTCAAGCCGGATAAGGACGTTCACAGTCATCCCTGTGATGCCTGGGCCAATGCGGTCGGGGTGTTGTTACCGGCCCTTGACCGCCGAGCTCACCTGGGGGACTACCGCAAGGCGGCGGTCAGGGTCAAACAGAGGATTCAAAGTTATGCGACGGGAGGTCCCAGGGCTTAATGGACACCTCTGGTTACAAGGGCTGGTGGCCCATGAAGGTGTTTACCGGGACGGGGCCGGACGGGGAGCCGCAGGGCCAGGAATGTTTCAAGAGCGTGGTGGACGGGAAGCTGGTGATCCCGGAGAAGGGGTGGAGTGGCGAGCCGCCCTACCCAACGGGGGACCTGGCCCCTTGCCGGCACACCCCCTCGGACAAGTTCCGGCAGAACTATGACCTCATAGATTGGGGGAAAAGCTGATGCCCGCACCAAGTAAAGCCATGCGTAAAGCGGCGGGGATGGCCACGGCCATCCAGGAAGGCAAGATGCAGCCCAAACCCGGGACACCCTCGGCAAAAATGGCTAAGAGCATGAAGCCGAGCGATCTACGGGAATTTGCCACCACCCCGGAAAAGGGGTTACCGAAGCATGCCCCGAAAAAGCGCCGGCCCCCGGTGAAGATGGTGGGGGAGCACGTCCAGAAGATGCCTTTTCCTAAGAGATAGGGACCAATGGCCATTTACCTGCCCAGCGAAGATCAAGAAGCCGCAATGAAGCGGGCGATCCACCAGGCTAGCCGGGGCGGCCCCTCGAAAGCAGTGATGGATTCCAAGGAGCTGCAGGAGCGGGAAGAGGCTGCACAAGCCTACGCCGGGGAGGATGAGCCGCACTTCGTCAGCTTTTTGAATGATTGCGTCAGGACCTCGGTGCAGGCCATGACCGACATCCGAATGGCGCAAGATGAGTGTTGGCGGGTTTACAACGAAGAAGAGCCTTACAACTACGCCCACAAAGAGACGTGGCAGTCTCGGGTAATTTACCCCAAGCCCTTCAAATTGGTGCAGTTCGGTATGTCCATCGTCCGCAAGGCCTTCGATGTGGAGTTTTTGTCCATCGAGAACGAGAGGGACGACAAGGCAGTGGAATTCTGGAAGAAGTTGATGGGGACCATGTTAGCCCGGAATTATGCCAATTTTCCCATCAATTTTGTGGACGCCACCGGCATGAGCCTGGCGGTGGGGCAGTCTATGGAGATGATCCCGGTGTGGCGACCGGGCAAGGGGCTGCGCTACATCTTGGTGGAACCCTGGAAGATTCACCGGGATCCGGACGCAGTTTCCCGGCAGCCGCAATCAGGGATGTATTGGATTCACCAGGAATACATGCCCTATCACCTCCTGAAAGAATGGGAGCGGGAGGGGCGTTTTGTCAATATCGGCGACTTCGGCCCGGCCGGGAGTTGGGGCCAAAGCCAAGATCCCAATCTTTCGGAAACAGAGATTGCCCGACGGAAGGCCATGGTGTGGAGCAAATCCTCCTACCAAAAGGCGGCGTTAACTTCGGAGTTTTGGGGCACGGTTTTGGACCGAAGGGGAGAGATGTTGCTACCCAACGCCTCTTTTACCACCGCGGGGGGTCGGGTTATCGGTCTTCCCAAGGCCAGTCCTTATCCCACCCTGAGGTGGCCAGGCATCGGTTTCAGCGCCCTGCCGCACCTTCTTAGATTTGATGGAAGAGGCCTGATCCAGGGGATCAAAAGCCTTTGGTATCTGATGTGCAACCTTATGAGCCTCCATGCCGACCACCTGAACTGGATGGTTAACCCGATGATAGAGGTCGATGTTCAGTCTTTAGTGGACCAAAGGGACGTTGACGTTTATCCCGGAAAAATCTGGCAGACCCATGGTTCAGCCCAGGGTCAAAAGGTGGTGCGGGCAACCGATATTAAGTCCCAGGTAGGCGAGGCCATTGCTATTTTGAATTTTTACGACCAGAGACACCAGGACGGCGGCCTGATGGATTACTCCGCTATGGGTGCACCGGGCTATCGGGCCGAAGTGACGGCCCGGGAAGCCGCCCAGAACCTGGACCAGTCCATGACCATCGTGGGATCCATGGGGAAGAACCTGGAGGATGGGGCCCTGAATGCAATTTTGGCCGGGGCTGAGACGGTGGCCATCAACATCACTTACGAGGAATTGGCGATGTTGATGGGGCAGGAGGTGGCGGAGCCGTACCGGGTGCCAGTTTCCGATGAGTTTCCTACCGGCCTCAACTTGCCCCAGTTGACCACCGGCAATTTCCGGGTTGCCGGGATTTCGGCATTGATGAAGGACGCAGAGATTTGGCGGAACCTGCGGGATGTGATCTTACCCATGAGCGAAAATCCCCTTTTTCAGCCGTATCTCAAGCCATATTCAATCTGCCTTTCCACCGAAAAGCGTCTCCAACTGCAAAATGAAAATGTTTTTGTGGACCAGGATACGGCAAAGAGGGTGGATGACGCCCAGCAGGTCCAGCAGGAAGCGGCAATTAAGGCGCAGCAGGCAGCGGCGGCGGCGGAGGCGGCCCTGGCCGAAATGAAGGCCCAATCGGAACAGGCCAAGGCTGAGATGAATTTAGCCAAGGCGAAAGAACACGAGGGCAAGGCGGCCTTGGCCTTGGCAAAGGCTGAGTCCGAGGGAAGGCCTGAACCGGGAACAGGTGCTACCGGGGTCGAGGATGAGTTTAAGCCAGACCTGACCCTGGCCCAGGCTGAACTTACCCAGCGTCAGGCAGATACAGAGGCGGCCAAGGTGCAATTAGTCCTCGCTCAAGCCCACCTGGCCTTGGCGCAAGCCAAAGCTGCGTTGCGGCCCCCGCCCGCCCCGGCGTCTGATTCGGGAGGGGCCAAGTAATGGCACATCAACCCATGGGCGCTGGCGGGATAGACGTGGAGATCGGCACCGGGAAGCCCCGGGCAGTCAAAACCCTGGAACAACGCCAGAATGAGGCGGCCCTAAAGAAACAGCAGGCTACCGTAGAGACCATCAACTTCATAGCGGATTTACGAGACAATCCCGGCTTGGCCTTGGTGGTGGAGGCTCTGAAAACCCGGCTGGTGGAACTGGCGGCGGCAGACCCCCAATGTCAGGCTTTCAAGAAAATCATCGTTGGCTGGCGAAATAAGATAGACCCCGTCCCGGCGCTGGCGGAGCAACTGGTCCGTCATGCTTTGGGACCATTGAATATTTTAATGAGAGGACCACAGGCCGCCCCGGAATAGGGATTCCGGCCTGAGCAGTAAAATAAAATTGGGGTTCTCTTAACCGTCGGCCAACGGTTGAGGGACGTAAGCATTAAAGAGAGGGCAGTTAGGTGCCTAATCACCTGACTTGCCCTCTTTTTATTGGCCCCGGCTGCGGCCCGCAAGGATTCCCGCGGATAAGGAGAATTTCGTGGCAGACGAGACCAAGCCGGAAGGAATCGAGGCGGTTGGCTACTCTTCGGCTGACCTGATGGCAGAGCTTCCCCAACAGGTTTTTGACGGCGAGTCCATCGTGACCCGGGAGGCGGAAGTTGAACCAGGTCCCGAAGAGATCATCTCACCGGAAACCCTACCGGAAGACACCCCCAAACCCGGGGATAAACCTGAGCCGCCCAAACCCCCGGAGAAGAAATACAAATCGTGGGAAGAGGCGGAGGAAGGGGCCCGAGAGCACCAGCGTTTCGCCACGGAGAAAGCGGAAGAGGCCAAGCGGGACCGCGAGGCCCTGGAAGCAGCCGAACGCGAACGGGACGATCTCAAACAAAAGCTGGAGGCAGCGCCTCCGAAGCCGGTGGCCCCGGCCAAGTCTGCCGAGGAATTGGAGGCTGAACAGGAGGGCCGGATCGAGGCCGCCCTGGATGAGATCAACGAACTGGACGAGTTCGACCCGGAATACAAGAAAAAGGTGGCCCGAGCCTGGCGCAAGGCTGGTCTCGGCGGAGCGGGACAGCCCGCCCCGGACCCAAAGGCTTTGGACGAGATCATCGACCGCCGGGTGGAAGAGCGGCTAAAGGCCCGAAAACCATCTGGGCCGAGCATTTTGGAACAGGCCTTCGACCTGGCGGGCAAAGCTGGCCTGGACATGAATGATCCAGACTCAGTGGACTCCGTCCAATTTGAGCACATGAGGAGAAAGCTCCCGGAGGAATACGACACCAAACCCCTTCAGGAGCAAGTGGATTGGGTGGTGGGCGAAGTTCGGAAACGCACCGGCAAAGTGGTGCAAATGACGGACGAGGAGCGGGAAAAGGCTCGCAAGACCCAAAAGGCCAACGCCGTTCTGGAAAAGGGCAACAACCGTCCTCCTCCCCCCAAAAAACCCGATGACAGCGAACCCTACACCTCCGCCGGCATCTTGCGGGAAGTCCAGGAGGAACGGCGGATACGAGGATAGGAGGTTTAAAAGATGGATGCTCACACCTGGAATGAAATTGGGAAAACGGGAATTCTCGGCAACCACCAGTTGAGCAAAAAGCTCTACAAGGTGGTGCTGGGGGAATGCGTGGTTTTCCCTTTCACCAATGACCAGGGCATCGGCTTCAAGCGGAACGCCGGTGAAACGGTCAACCTGATGCACGTCAACGAACTGCCCGATCCGGATTCCGCCGAGACGGAAGAGGACGGCCAGATCCCCACCGACAAACTGACCTTCGGGAACCGGGCCATAACCCTCAAGGCTTATGGCCGGGGGGTGAAATTCACCGAACTGGCGGAAAACCTGTCGGTGTTCAAACCCAGCGATGTCCTGAAAGAGAAGCTGCAGGACCAGATGACCCGGGTGATGGATACCATGGCGGCGAACGCCTTTCAGGAAGCCGCCGCGGTGAAGGTCGTGTTCTCCCCCACCTCCCTGACCGGCGGGGTCTGGGCGACGAGCGGCACGCCGGGGGCCTTGGCTGTTGCCCCCCTGACCCTGGACCACTGCAAACTCATCTCTGCGTATATGCGGGACACCATCCACGTCCCCTTCTACACCAAGAACTACTACATCGGGTTCACCTGCAACAAAAACATCGAGTCCCTGACCGATGACCGGGGCCTGATCCAGTGGCACCAGTACCTCGGCAAAGGCGACCTCCTCTTCAACAACGAAATGGGGATGGTCCACAAGATTCGTTGGATTGAGGTCAACCGCGCAGCGGCTTTCTCTAACGTGGCCGGCACCTCTTCGGTCTTTGGCGAAGGCGTGGTCTTCGGCAAGGAAGGGGTGGCTTATCTGGAAGCGGTGGCACCGCATCTGCGGATGAACCCCAACTTCCAGGGCAATTTCGGCACCGTGCAGGCCATGGCCTGGTGGGGCGTCATCGCGTTTGGGTCGATCTGGAACCTGCCCGACGACGGCAAAGCCAAGATCATCCGGCTCGATAGCCTGTAAACCGCAAACCATGACGGGGGACGGTGCAGGCCGTCTCCCCTTCGGGAGGTAAGGAAGATGTTATACGGCGAAGGAATTAAGGAAATTGATTCGGCTATCGCGGATGCTGCCCTGGCTACCGCCATCGTCCTGGAAGCCGCGGCGACCACGGTGGTCTTGCTCAAAACCATGAATACCCCGGGTTTTGTGCGGGCCTTCGGGTTCCGGCCCACGGTGACCTTCAACTACGACACCCTGGTGACCAAGGGCGTCCTGACCCTCTACCGTTATCCGGCGGGGGTGGCAGGAAGCAAAGTGGCCCTGGGCACCATCAACAAGGAAAACGGCGACGTGGCGCTGAAGGAATATTTCGTGAAGGTTTCCAACACACCGGCGCTGACGGTGCCCCCTTTGCAGCCGCCCGCCAACTACGAGGCGGGGGACGTGCTGGCGATCTGGATCACCACGGCGGCCACAGGTGGCGCCAGCATTGCGGGCGATTACCAGCCCATCATCTGGGTCTCTGACCGGGGCGAGAACATCCCCAACCAGGGGCAACTGGTGAACCGCACCCCGTAACGGCAATCTCAGACGGGCCCCAGGGCTCCTTGGGGCCCCTTTTTGAAGGAGAAAGGCTATGGCTGAAATCGCAATAACTGATGTGGTCACGACCATATCGTTACAGGATATGGATTATTCACAGCAAGGCAGGGTGAAAAGTTTCCCGACCATCGCCTTTGGCGGCGGGGGCTTGAAATACGACACCTACGGCATCCCGGTTCCGGATTTTAAGAAATTCGGGATGAAAAAGGTGGTCAAACGCCTTCGCATTGAACAGCCCCCCGACGGCTATGAGTACCGGTATGACAAGACTCCCAGGGTTGCAAACCCGGTGGCGCCCTACGGCACCATCCGGATTTTTGGGAGTGCCGGGTTTACGCCTGCGGGGTCGATAGCGGTTGCCGACCATACCCACGACATGAAAGTCATCGGCGGAATCACTGCGGATGAAGATGTGGGGGTATTGGCTTCTGGTCCCACCCTGGGCAAACTGGCGGCGACGGACCGGACCATTGTTGGGGCCGATAGCGCCACCAAGGGCGGTGTGGTAGCCAAGACCGGCCTTACCGCTACTCTCACTGGCACCGCGGTGGCTGCTGCGGCCTTGGTGGAACTCGGCAATGTGGTAGTGCCTGCCACAGTTCTTGAACTGGAAGTAATCGGCCAGTAGGCCGGAAAGAGGAATCTTATGGGTCAATTTATTACCACCAAGCAATTCGGCACCTTGGAGGTGGAGCAGTCCTTCCACGAACCGCCCTACCATATCGCGCTATGCACCAACGGGGCCTATGTGCATATCTCCGGCCTGCCGGTGAAGAACGAGGCGGAATTGCGCAAGGCCGTCCCGGTGGAATTCCTGGCGGATGCCTTGGACTGGTTCCGCCACCGCCATGAGAGGGAAGGGAACCCGCCTCTCAAGGTTCTGATAGAGCCGGATGGGTCCTGTGTCTTCGAGGACGGGTCCCCCATCATCAACACTTCGCAGTTGACTCAGGCCCTGAAACCGGGGCCGATGCTGGATGCGGCGTTGCTGTGGTTCACCAAGCGGCATATCGCCAAAGAGGAAGGTGAGAAATCGGCAGCCAAGAAGGCGGCACCCAAGCAGGCGGCGAAGAAGAAACCGGCGGCGAAGAAGAAGGCTCCGGCGCGGTCTGCGGCTCCGTCCCCCGCTCCGGAAGCTGCGGCCACGGTGTAGGCCATGGCCGAAGGCAAGGTGCGCATCTGCCCCAACCCGAATTGCCGCCTGGTGACGGACCCGGACCCGCGGATTTACAAGGACGCGGACATTAAGTGTCCCCGGTGCGGCACGAAATGGGGGCGGAAGCGGCCAGGTCAAGGAGACGATGATGAGTAAGAATATCCCTGAAGTTGATAAAGAATGGCGCCAACGTGTCTCTTTTGACTTCGGCGAGGGTGGTATGAAGCAGCCGGACGGCTTTGGAGACCTATCGGTGGACGATGAGGTTACCGTGGTGGTCACCGGCAAGGTTTCCAGCATCCGGCAAGATGCGGACACCTCCAGCTTCTCTTTGCAGATGGAGAAGATCACCCTCAAAGTTCCCGGGAAGGGAAAAACTTACACCAGCAAAGAGCTCATGCAGGAAGTGCATGAGTCCAAGAAGCGATAGGTCGGGAAGGCCATGACTCTCCAGGAATTGGAAAACGAAATTTATTTGCATGTCAGGGATGACTATCTCAAGGTGAATTTCTTCAAGGCCTGGATTAATGAGGCCATCCTGGTCATCGCGACGGAGAATCACCTACCTGCCCTGGAGCGCAGTGTGCCGTTCAACCTATCCGTGACCACCGCGGCCTGGCTTTACGACCTGCCGGAGGTCTATCTCAAGGGCCTTGTTAAGTGCCGCAACAAGGACTGGCAGCCCGTAACCATCCTGCGGGACCACAGTGATCTTGATACCAGGGACATTGACCATGACGAAACCGGAGAGGCTATCACCCATGTGGCCGTGAAGGACCGCAAGCTGGGAATCTTCCCCAAGGCCAACGACACGGCCCGGCTCTGGTTTTGCGATAAACCCGAAGTTCTGGACATGCCCAACGACCCCGTGGTGTGCATCCCGCCGCAATTCCAGCGCCGGGTGATCATCCCCAAGGTCGTCATCATCGCCTTCCCGGTGATTATGGACATGGGCGTGGATATGCCCCACAAATCCCTGACCTACTGGCAGGGGGAATACTCTAATGGCCTTTACGGAAGCCCGAGGGGGGAGGTTGGCATGGTGCCTTGGCTGGTGGCGCAAAGAGGTGTCCGGCGACACGGCGGCCGCCAGCCGTTGCCTTAACGAGGGATGACATGGCGAGACAGTTGGTGGCCTACGGCTTCAACGGGATGTCCAACCTGAAGAAGTCGCCAGGATACTTCTTGGATGACACCAAGCGGGCGACGCCCCAGGTGGTCTTGAATGCCGACGTCTTCGATGATGGCGCGGTGGTCCTTCGGGGATGCTATCGCAAACTCATCAACCTGCCGGGGGCTCATTCTCTATGGGGCGAATCGCCCAACCTGTGTGTCGCCACGGGGGCCGCCGGCTCCCCTTCCCTGTTCCGGGTGGAGGCGGTTTCGGCCCGGGAGCTTTGTCAGGTCTCGGGGCCGGACCGGGCCCGGATGGACTTCGCGGAAGTTGACGGCCGCGTCTATGCCGCCAACGGCTATTGGCAGGGAGTCTATGACCTGGGCCAGGACCTGGTGCATGGGTGGGGCCTGTCCTTACCCCTGGCGCCGGACATTACCCAGGTCGAAGGTGACTTGCCGCCGGGCATCTATAAGCTCTGCTACACCAGGTTCGAGGCCCTGAACCGCGTGGGGGGAAACGGCCCCGTAGCCGAAATCTCTTGGGTGGGCGGCACCGCCGGGATTCAACTCACCGATTTGCCGGATGATGTCCTGGTCTGGATCACCCAGCCCAATGGGGCCGAGTTCTATCTGGCCCTGGTCGTAGCCGGTAAAATCACAACCCCCTACTACACCCAACCGCTTCCGACCTTCGGAGTGGAGCCGCCGCCTCCCTTGACCTCACTGGCTTTCGCCCATGGGCGGGTTTGGGGGGCCTCCGGCAAGAAGGTTTGTTACAGCGATGAGTTCATGTACGAGAACTTCCGGTCCGGGGGTTATTTCCCCTTCCTGGAGGACATCACCCTGATTGCCCCCGTCAACGAGGGCCTGTTCATCAGTTCTTTTGATAATACCTGGTTTCTGAAGGGGACGGTTCCGGCCAAGATGACCTTGGAGGACGTGGGCGGCGGCGCCATCCCCGGCACCCTGACCTGGACCATGATGGAAGGCGGGGCCTACGAGCCGAAACAGTCCCGCACCCTCTGCCCCGTCTGGATGTCCCCGCAAGGCGCCATCATTGGTAAACATAACGGGCACCTCATCCATATCACGGAAAACCGGCTGAAGATTAATGCTATGAGCCGGGGCGCGGGGTTTCGCCGGCTTCTGCAGGGCGTCATTCAGCAAACGGTTATCTCCCTCTACGGCTCCACCAAGGGGGATTTTGATGCAGACCTCCACGATATTTTTGAGCGCGGACGGATTTACATACCCGCCCCCCTGGAACACCAGGTTTACGGCGGCGTAATCATCGGTGGCGAAGGAGAGTACCTATGAGCCTTTATGTGCCAAACGAATCTGAAATCGAAATGATGCGGGCAATCCTGGCGGTCCAGGCGTGGATTCTGGGGCTTTACAAGAACGTGGTTTCGCCTGACGGCTCTATGACCATGCTCCAGCTTGTGGAGATGCCCACCGGCGGTGGCAGGACCTATGCTCAGAAGGTTCTCACCCAGGAGTTCGCCGCCGCCCTGGCCGCAAACAAGTGGTATCTGTCTCTGAACGCCGCCGGGAAGGCCGAAGGCGCCTATCACAATACCTACCTGGAATGGGAATTTGCCGCGGCGGATGTAGCCGACGTCAATACCGTCCGGGGGGTGTTCGCCTTCTGCTATGTCGTGCCTTTTGACGCCGGGCAGAGTGAGGGGCCCATCAAGGTAGGCGATACCGTCACCGGCCACACCTCTGCCGCTACGGGCATCGTGACCGGCGTGGTGGTTACGTCCGGGGCCTGGGCCACTGACGATGCCGCCGGGTATCTGTTCATCAAAACCAAGACCGGCACTTTCCAGAACGACGAAGAAATCTGGGTCGGCGGGGTGAAGTGGGCCGTCAGCAACACCGGCACCCTGTTCGCCGGGGACGCCCACAAGAAGCTGGTCTTCCTGGAGGAACTGCCGGAGGCCAAGCTGATCGACACCGCCGGGCAGAAGATCCGGTGCAACGTGAAATGGTCACTGAGCACCCAATAAGCCATGACCCCGAGCGCCGCCAGTAAAAGTGACCTGGAGCACCGCCTGGACCATGAGAATTTTGGCGAGGTCTATCAGGTCCACTATAAAGAGGGGATTATAAAGGATTTCGGTCTGTCCTCCACCAATCCCCTGACGCTGGACGACACCTGCACCGTGGAGGTGGACGGCGGCGCTTACCCGGGGGTGCCTATCTTCTACCATTGCCGCCAGGGTTACTACGACGACCAGGTGGCCACCAAACGGGAGGGCGGCGCCCTGAATCATGGGGCCTGGGCGTTCCGAGCCGGCCAGAAGGTGAAGGTGATGATGGACGGTGACGTGCCTTACGCCGTCATCGGCCACAATGAACCGCAGACCTACGGCCAGGACCCCAAGGCCCCCCGGAAGTGCCTGGATGTCTTTCGTATCCAATGGCACCGCACCATCGGCGGGGGCCGGGCTCCTTATCAACCCCCGGAATTGCCGATTGGAGAGCATTGGCTTAATTGGTTCATGTTTCAAACCACCTGGCACAGCATCTTCTACCGGGCCTCTATCCAGGAAGAAGTTACGGGTATAGATGACCCGTTTGTCGAGCCGGATGGTGATGTTATCAGTTTGCCCCACCGGGCCAAGCATATCTTCGGGATGAGAGAGCAACAGTTCGGCACGGTGGTCTTCTACCTGGGGGACTGGCTCATCGTGGTGGGCCCGGCGGCTTATATCCTCAGCGTCTATGCGGTGGGGATGCCCGGGCCTATCACCGGGAGCGTCTGGGTCAACGCCGGCATCTGGACCCCGGAGCGGGAAGAAATCTGGTTAGAGAACGCCCGGCGAAAAGAGCAGGTCTATGGCACCGGGGGCGGGCATTTCGTCCCCATAAATACGGATTTGCTCACCGGCTACCCTTATGCGGACACCTATATCCAATCGAAGTTCACCAAAACCTTTATGGACCGCTTCAAGGGCATAGCCGCCGGATATTCGCCCAAGTGGATCCTCACCGAGTTCTGGACTTACGATTGGGACCGGGAAGCCACCGATCCCAACACCCTTAACACCCCGGCAGGATGAGAGCGATGCTGGAAGACCACAGAAAATGCCAGGACCAAGGACTTCAAAATTACCATGAAGTCCTGAAGGTGCTGAAAGGGGCCGACGAAAAACTCTATGAGTTCGTGGCGCGGACCCTGCCTCACAAGCATTGGCACCGGATGGTCTATGCCCTCCAGTTCCAGAACCCGGAACTGTACGACAAGCTCCATGAGCTTATTGATTCCATGCGGAAGGGCAAGAGGGTGGCCAAGGCCAGGCCCGAGAAGAACATCCTGGAATATGCCTGGGACCTGGCACAGGAAATCGGCCAGTCCTACAAGTGTGAAGAAGGAGTGGTTGAGGAAGTACGGCCCAAAAGGACCGTGACCGTCTTTTTGAAGTTCCCGGAGAGGATCATCGGACTCCCCAAAGACGTGATGGCCATGTCCCATAATCTGGCCAAGGATTATGGCGGGCGCCGAAAATGGACCTTCGGTTTTGATAACCGCATGTTCGTCACGGACCTGGAGGACACCGCCATCGAGGAGCTTCGGAAAAGCCCCCTGGTGGAGCGGGTAGAGGTTGACTCGGAGGCCCATATCCTCTCCAACGAGATCCCGGCCTATAACCCTTCCGGGGTCAACACCGATTGGGGGGTGACGAGGATTAATCCCGGGTTTGCCTGGGCTCAGGGCAATTATGGGAAGTCCATGTCCGGCCGGCGCATGAAGGTATGCGTCATAGACACCGGCATCAAGTCCTCTCACGAAGCCTTTTGGAAGGGTGGCGTCTGCGTTTTCAAAGGCGGCTACAACTTCGTGGGGGGGAATCCCAACCCCGAAGATGATCACGACCACGGCACCTACTGCTGCTCCATCGTGGCCGCCCAGCATAACGCCATCGTGGGCAGTTACCGGGGCGTCGCCCCGGACATCGACCTCTATGCCTGCAAGGTTCTGGATTCTAAAGGGTCGGGCTCTATGGCGAATATTGCCGCCGCGATTGATTGGGCCAGGACTTATGGCATGGACATCATTTCGATGTCCCTGGGGGGGCCCTCCGGGGGGACCTCTCTGCAACAAGCCTGTGATAGCGCCTGGTATGCGGGCCTCCTGGTGGTGGCGGCGGCTGGCAACTCAGGTCCAGGGGAAAACACCGTCCTTTACCCAGCCAAGTATGCGAGCGTCATGGCGGTGGCGGCGATGGATTATTTTGAGGGGATCGCCGATTTTTCCTCCCGGGGCCCGGAAACGGAGGTCTCTGCTCCTGGCCGCTACATCGCCGGGGCCTGGGCCGGTTTTACTTTCACCAATTATAAGATTGCAGGCTCCAACGACAAATATATGTGCGCCTCCGGCACCAGCGCCGCCTGTCCCCACGTGGCGGCGGGGGCTGCCTTGCTAAAAGCCTGGTATCCGTCCATGACCAACACCGAGATGCGCCAATGGATTCGGGAGCATTGTAGAGACCTGTAAGGGGAAAACGACATGGGCACTCCTAAGTGGTGTGACGAAGGCGAAAACCGAGTCCTCAATATTCTTTTGGGGGATACCCCAGTGGATGGAGCCTATTACCTGGGCCTCTACAAAAACAGCGTAGAGCCGGGGGAGGATGCCAAGGTTTCCGACCTTACCGAACCCTCTGGTTTCGGCTATGCCCGCAAGCCCCTATCCCGGGGAACGACAAACTGGACAATCACCGGGAATGAGGCGGTCTATGCCGCCGAACAAACCCTTTTGGCGCAAGGCGGGGATTGGGGAAACATTTATGGCTACTTCATAACTACCACCTTGACCGGCACCGGGGGGAAGCTCATGGGGCTGGAACACCTGGGTTCCGCCTATTCGGTGCTGGACGGCAAAGGCATCAAAATAATTCCCAAACTTAAATGCTCATAAGGAGAAGGCGATGTTAGATCACATCTGGAATATCCTCGGTAACTTGGCTTGGGGGCTGGCCCTGGTCCCCTTCTTTCTCATGGCGAAGCTCTGCGATGAAGGCGAAGCTGAGATTGGGGACATCTCCTTAAAGCAGGCTTCCCAATACGCTAACCTGTACCTGGGCCTCTATACTGCACCCACTTCGGAACCCGCCGAGGACGCCACCTTGACTACGCTGACGGAGCCCTCCGGCGGCGGGTATGCCCGCATCGCCCTGGCGGCTGCCGACTGGACGAAAGCAGGGAGCGTCTTTACTCAAGTGCAAAAGACCTTTAGTGCGGTGGGGGCCGCCTGGGGCAACTGCTACGGCTATTTCATCTGTACCGTGGTCTCCGGCACGGCGGGCAAATTATGGGCCGTGGAGCAGTTTTCGGATGGTCCGTATAACGTCCCGGATGGTGGAGCGGTGAAGGTTACGGCCAAGATGACCCTCTCCTAAAAGGGGTAAAGCAGATGGCAAGAGAACTGATTGACGGCTTCGAGGGTGGCCTTACGCTGATGGCTACTAAAACGAGCGGCTGTACGCTTGTCTCAACTTCCGGGTTAAACCTGAGTGGAGATTACTGCCTGGCAATATCAACCGGCATGGGCGAGAACATTAAATATACCATAGTTTCTGACGATGAGAAATACTTTGCTTTCAAATACCACACCGACACGGTAACTTATACGACTTATATGAATCACATTATGGCCCTTTACAAGGATGCCACCGCAATTTTTCAATTAAAGAGAAACGGCACCAGTTATAAATTGGAAGCCTACGTTGGGTCCACTCTGGTAGCCACAGGCAATACTCCCCTGGACTTTTCCACTACCCATTTGATTGAAGTAAGGGTAAAAGTGGCCGACTCCGGTGGCATCATCCAGGTAAAACTCAATGGCGTTTTGGATATTGACTACTCCGGTGACACCAAACCTGGAACTGACACGCAGTTCAATCTCTTTTATCTTGGTTCCGCTTATGGCAGCAGCTATGGGCATGGCTGGTATGACGACCTCGTAGTAGATGACGCTGCCTGGATTGGCGACACCAAGATCCAGGGCATTAAACCCACGGCGGCAGGGAACTCCGCCCAATGGACTCCTTCGGCGGGGTCCAATTTTCAATGTGTGGATGAAGTGCCGCCCGATGATGCCGATTATGTGGAGACCAATACAGCCGCCATCCTGGATACCCATACTTTCGGTGATTTGGTCGGCTCCATTCAAGCCATCAAGTGCGTCCAGGTCCATGCCCGCAGCATGAAAGAAGGCGCACCTACCCCCCAAAACCTACAACTGGCGGTGCGCTCCGGGGCAACTGATTATTTTAGCGGCAATAAAGCGGTTCCCGCCGCAGCTCCCAAAGGGTTGTTCAATATTTGGGAAACCGACCCGGCTACCGCGGCGGCTTGGCTGGCAAGTGGAGTAAACGCCGCAGAGTTCGGCTATAAAGCTGTGGCTTAATAGGGGGCCGAAGTGCCAACCCGATTTTACTTGCCCGAAGCCATTGATGCTCCTAACAGTCCTGCTTTTGCGGCTGATTGGGAGAGAACTACTGGTGCCCTGCGGCATTGGATGGGGCCGGTAAAGCAGAATACCGCCCTCACCACCACCCCCGGTCATACTGAAATTTCTTCCTCTCAGCCCTACGATTTCCTGGTGCGCCAGTATGTCAGCGACCGCCTTACGGCACAGTCCATTTCCGGCACGGTCAAGGGGCAAATCAGGGTCTATGAAAATAACGCCCTCGCTGAATATTGCCGGGGCATTGTTATCAAAGTGGTTTCCGGCGACGGCTCGACGCTGCGGGGCACCTTACTTACCCATTTCCCCGGTTCCCTGGAGTCGGAGTTCGCCACCGCCCTCACCAACCGTTTTTTCCCTAATTCCCAATCTCTGTCTCCGGTAGATGCCCAGGCCGGAGACCGCATAGTCATTGAAATCGGGGTCCGTTCATTCAACACGATAACCTCGGCCTATAATGCCTACTTCCGTTTCGGAGATGCTGCGGCTTCGGACCTACCGGAGGATGAGACCTCCACCCTGGATTACAACCCGTGGGTAGAGTTTAGCCAGGCCCTCACCTTCCAGAATCGCATCAGGGTTTATCAGAATATTACTCAGACTGAATATGAGGTTCCTCCCAAGCTCAAAGTTACCCAAAACATCGTCCAGGTTGAATATGAGGCCACCCCGCCAGGGCAATTCGTTTATGCCGGCAACATCACCGTTACGGTTGACCCCACGGCGGCGGGCTATGACCCGATTTACGCCAAGGTGGGCGATGTTACCGTCACCGTGGACCCCACGGCGGAAGGCTATTATTATCAGCCGCCCGGCGATTTCATCTATGTGGGGAATATCCCGGTTGCCATAATCCCTTCTTCCACGACCTTTAATGTCCGTCATTATGTGGGCTATTTGACAGTCGTGGTTGACCCGACCGCCGAAGGGTACTCTTGTCCGGTGCGCCAATACGTCGGCAATATCCCCGTAACGGTCCTGCCGGGAGCCGTTTATAAAATGCCGGTCCCGGGTTGGGATTACGTAAGCGGCTACGGGTGCGTGGATTTTACCGCCCTGGGGGATCCGCCGCCGTTCTGGTGCATTGATACCGACGGTCTCGCCTTTGCCTTCGACAACACGGCGGCTAAGTTCGACCTGTACGCCGAATATGCGATGGAGACTGAAGGCGGGGTGGAGGTTGGTGGGGAATGCACTTTTGAAATTGTGGACCCCGGCGTCTTCATCTTCACCACCGCGGGCGGGGTGGCCGTGGGCGGCAAACTCGACATCGAGACCCCCGAACCCTGGATTACCGTCGTAGATATTGAAGGCGGGGTGGCCGTGGGCGGCAAACTGGCCATCACGGTTTACGACCCCACCACGACCCTTATTACCGAGTTTACCACCAGTAAGGGCGTGGCCATCGGCGGGGCCCTGGATTTCTCCTTCGTGGAGCCAGCAGACCTCATCACCACGATCTCCCTGGCTGGCGGTGTGGTGGTGGGGGAACGGCGTTACCCGCCTATCGAGACCTTCACCCCTGACGCAGAAGAGGTTTATTACGAGTTCACCACCGGCGGCAGCGTCTATGTTTCTGGGGCCCTGGAGTTCGACATCCCGGAACCAGGGGTCTATGAGTGGACGGTCCGCCGCGGCGGGGTCAAGGTTGCCGGGGCCTGCACCTTCGGTTTCTGGTTGCCGCCGATTACCGAGTTCGACATCATGGGCGGCGTCCTGGTGGAAGGCACCGCGGTTGAGGATGCAGAACTTTATGAGACCTGGGTCCTCACCGGCTTCAGCTTTTCGCCCTCCATGTATAGCGGGTTCAATTTTAATTCCTATGCCACCCGCAACGGCGAAGTCCTGGCTGCCAAAGAGGACGGCATCTATGTGCTGGAGGGGGATGGCGACGATGGGCGGCCGGTCCATTCCGGCCTGCGCCTGGGCCCGGCTAATTTCGGGGTGGACAACCTCAAGGGGATACGGGCTATCTACCCGGGCGACGCCGGGGTCCCGGAAGCCCATGTGGTGGCGGAGACCAAGGGCCGGGAGGGCTATTTTAAGCTCCAGAGGGACCGTTTCAGCGTGAGCACCGACCTCCAGGACCGGCTGATGACCATAGAAATTTCGGACTTTGAGCGTCTAAGCCATTTTGAGATCATCCCGGTGGTCAGGGTGAAGCGATGAAAAAGCATGAAGGCTGTGAGGATTGGTTCTTTTGCGATGGTTATCAGACGGAAATGAAGCTCTGGCATTGCCTGGAGAATCAGTTAAGCGATTACTGTCTCCCTGGGTTCCCCTGCCATGAATGCCCGGCGGCTCTAACTATCAAACCGGCGCCTCGGAGACGGGCCTTGCGGGTCACATATCCGCCGGAGTTTGCCAACATGACCCCGGCGGTGCGGCGGTCGATACTGGCCGATTTGGGAGAAACGGATGGGTAAAGAATATCCTGCCGACGAGGCCGCCAAGTGGGGCCAGGAGCTTGACGGCATCTCCCGGAAATACCAGGGGGAGGTGCGAGGCGCCCTCATGGAGGCGGCCGGCCGCGGCTTCCCCGCCCCGCCGGGGCCGGTGCTGGAGCTTATCGTGGCCACCGGCTTCCAGGCCAAGGTCAAGGCGACGGAGGCCAACGCCAAGGTCTATCAGGACTCCACCGAAAGGTGGCTCAAAGAGGAAGAGACCGACCAGAAGGTGGTCGTCGGCCTGGCCAAGCTCGACCTGGAGATCCTCAAAGCCGATTACGACAACGCCCATGAAATGGCGAAAGCCTACGCCGACATGACCCTGGACGAGAAGAAGGCCGCCATCCAGAAACTCCAATCAGACGTGGAGCGGCGCCAGGCTTACATCATCGAGGAAAAGGCCAATATCGAGCACGAGGTCAACTACTGGAAGAAGCTGGCCATCCAAGCCGAGGGGATCGCCCTGGACGCCGAGGTCCAGCTTATCCGGGAAAAGGTGAAGACCGCGGAAGAAAAGCTCAAGATCATCGTCTACCTCTATGAGGTCATCGCCGCCGAGCAGATTGTCATTATCGCCGAACAGCGCCGGGCTGAAACCATGAAGCTCGTTATCGAGAAGCTGAAGCAATTAACCGAAGTCAAGAAAACCATGATCCCCCTCTATGAGCAGAAGGCCAGCGCCCGCCTGTTGGATGCGGAGGCCGTCAAGGACGAGGCGGAGAACAAGAAGCAGATCGAGGAACTTGGCTACCGGCGCATCGAGTTGAAGCGGGAGCAGGAGGAAGCCGACCATCAAGTCCGCCTGGCCGAAGAAGATTATGAAGAGGCCCGGTTGGAGTACGTGCGGGCCGACCGGCTGACGGAGTTGACCCGGGCCGAGGCCAAGACCCTCTTGATGGAGTATGAGGCGGAAGTTAGAGAGAAGCTCATCCACATGAAAAAGGCCCTGGAGAAAGAGGAACGCCGTTTCAGAGTTGACCAGAAGGCTTTTTGGGAACGGTACGGCTGGAGTAATGAATTTGACTTCATGACGGTCCAACGGGCCATCTACCTGCTGGACTTCTATCGCCAGGTGCAGACCATGGTGGAGCTTGCCAAGGATAAGGCCGCCACCGTGGATACCGGCAAGTCGCAGGTCATCGTCCGGCATTCTGCGGCCCATGTAGATCAATACATCAGCAAGGGGACATAATGGATGCCACCGCTTTGAAGGAACGCACCATAGGCCGCAACACCGGTCTCTGGCAGAATTGGGACGTGGCCGGGATTGCCGTGGGGTTGGAGGGCCTGGAGAACCTGGTGAACCGGGTCAGCCGCGATATGGTGCGGATGCCCCTGGCCATCATCGATGGTGCGGCTCAATTCCAGGCGGAGCAACGGGATAAACTCCACCAAGTGGACCTGGAGGAAGTGGAGGGCCACCGCCTCATCGCCAAGGAGAAATACGAGACCCAACTGCAAGTCCTGGCCTACAAGGTGGCCGGGGAGGAAGTCCTGCTGGCGGCGAAACGCTATGACGTGGCCGTCCAGTCCTTCATCATGGCGGCCAAGGAGTTTGCCGCCGAAGTGGAGCGGGAGCAAATCGCCCTGCAACGGGACCGGGCCCAGATGGACATAACCAAGGAAGAAGCCCACCTGGAGGAGGTCAAGAGTAAGATTCAGCTTGAGTATGTGGAGCGGGCCCAGGTGGAGGTGGACATCGCCAAGGCCAAACTCCAGGTGGCCCAGGCCAACGTCCGGGCGGTTATGGCGGGTATAGAGGCCGAAGAAGCAGAACTGAAAGTGGTGCAGGCCGAATTGGAAGTTGCCATGATTCAGGCGGAGAAGGCCACCCTCATTGCCGACATCGCCCATATTTTTGCGGACATCGTGGTGCGGGGTCTGGCCAAAATCAAATTGGCGGTGGACACCGCCGAAATCGAGGCCGGGTTTGGCTTCATCCAACAAAAGTTGGATGACCTCCTGGCGATCTGGAGTGACAAAATCGCCATCGAAGAACTGCGGGCCTACTTTGAAGAACTGCTCCGCCAGGAAGTACCCAAGCAGACTGAGGCGGCAAAAGAGTTGGAAGATCTGAAGAAGACGCAGCAACGGGCCGAAACCGAGGTCTTTTTCTTTGAGAAGGATAAGGTGGACGGCGACAACACCATCCCGGAGATGAGGGCCGGAGGGCGTTCCCAGGCTGACCGCCAGGAGATTCACGATGCCCTGGAAGGCGTGGAGTTTAAGGGTTCCGGCCAGAGCATCACGGATTGCGCCTTAGAAAAACAGGACAATCTCTTTGACAAGAAAGTGGCGCTGGCGTGGCTCAAACAACACGGAGACGCCGAGAAGGAAGGCGTGGCTAAGTGGGCTGAACTACTGATCAACGCCGCTCATCGCAAAATCAGTAAATATCGGGAAATCTTTGAATACGAGAAGCGGGAGTTTTCTCAGAGGATCCACAAAGGCTTTTTTTATGTCAGCGCCCCGGGGGCGTCGGGCGGTGGGATTCCAACCTCCCAGGACCCCGTGGTGGATTTGATTGACCAGGACGTGGCCAAGGCGGAATGCCAGGCTCAGGGTTATGTGGACCCGGAGAATCTGTGATGTTCGATTTTGATAGCCTCTTTAAGATGCCCGACTTCTCCATGCCGGATTTTGCTTTGCCGGGCGAGGGGTTTTCGGACAAGGGGCTCTCCGCCCCTGAAGCTCCCTTGGGGCTGTCCGGGTTTACCAGGAGCCCACTTCTGGAGGGACTGACCAAAGAAACCAGGGAGCTTTTGAAGACCCAGGAGAAAATCAAGGCGGAGGCTTATTCGCCGGAAATTATGAAAATTCTGGAGGAAGAAAGGAAAGCCCTGGAGGAGGCCGGAGTAGATGTGTGGGAGGTACAAGACGCTCTGCAAAGGGACCTGATGGAACGGGCGGCGATTGAGGCGTCTTTAATCCATGAGACGTTGAATATTTACGCCATGATGGGTATCAAGGCCCCCTACCTGGAAGCCACGTGGTTCGCCTTCCGGGAAGACGGGATGGACGACATCTTGGAAAAGGCGGGCAACAGTCTGGACAAGTCCATGTTCGAGCGCCTGAATATCAGGCCGGTCATCGTCAGCGATGAGAGCGCCGAAGGGAAAGAACGCCTCTTCCTGGCCAGGTTTGAATTACCGAAATACGGGCAAACCCCTGTGTATGAGGAAGCCATTCTCCCCATGGCAAATTATAAGTGTCTGGGGTGGATAGATTTACTGGCTGGCTTCCAATACGGCTGTTGCGAGATGTTGATGGTGGTGGGGGAAGTTACCACCAGGACGGAAGAATTTCCCGCCCAGCCGGGGGAGAACGGGCCGGTGCCGCCGGTGCCGGATGATTTCTTTGATGAAAAATTTAAAGAAGACAAAATCGTCCATAATCACCTTTGGCTGGAATCAGAGAACGCTGAAGGCTTGGTGGAAGGGCTCTCCAGTGAACCGGTGCCGGAAGGCCCCCACTGGTTCTTCCGGGTCAACTGCATCGAAACGCAGAAATGGCCCTACCCGGGGGAGTTTATCGGCTTGGGGAGCCGGATATTTCCCAATTTACCTTGGACATTGGCCAAGCGGAGCCCTGAATACCACCCTTTCATTTTCAGTGGAGCGTTTTTAGACACAGTTTTTATCACCAGCGCCGAAGTCATTGATATTGAGAACACGGCGGCGGGCTACTACAAGGTCAAGGTGCGGTGGCGGGAAAAAGAAATATGGGCCTACCCCACCGATTTCGCCCAATACGAAGTGGGCGACCGGGTGACCATCTGTAAGGACGTGACGACCACGAAGAACTCTGAGCTATGGAAAAACCCTGATTTATGGTCTTTCGATGAGGAGATTTGGCGGGTAGTCCCGATAACTTACTACAACAAGGGTCTTAGCTGGTAGGAGGGATGAACATGGCTTTTACCACTGATGTTTATGATGACCTGGACCAGCAGAATCTAAGATTGGCGGCGGTGGACCGGGCGAATCCGGGCCGGACAGAACCGGCGGCCAGTCTGCGGCAAGCGGCTCCCCCGAATCCCGGGGAGCGCAGTTTTGGCTTCCGGTCAGGGGCGGTCCAGGTGGGAGGTGTGGCGGACCAACACCTCAATTTGGCGACTGAGGCAGGGAAGGAATTGGGAGCGCCCACTTCTTTTAATGCCGGCGCCGGGGCCCCGGCCCCCATCGGGGTGATCCGGGGGATGCGGCAGACCTTCGCCACGGATGAGGGGGGACCGCAACTGTCGGAATTCGCCACGCCCCTGCGGGCGGCCCAGGCCTACAATCGGGCCGCGGGGAAGGGGGAGTTTGAACCCGAGAAGGGTCCAGCCCTGAGGTTGTTGGCGGAGAAAAATCCCGAGAGAATAGCCCAAGCCAACCTTGTCACCGAGAAGGGGTTCAGGGATGTCCTGAATGAGCGGTTGCTGAAGGAGTATGGGGTGGAGGACAAGGAGAAAGGTTTGATCTTGCCGCCCGCTATCCAGAGGTTGGCCTTGGGGCATCGTCCGCAGAGCAAAGAAGAAGTTGAAAGCATCTTTCAGCAGATCGCTCCGGAGGGCGGGAAGATTAAGGCGGTCAATCGGTGGAACGACCCCAAAACCGGCATGGCCATACGCCGGCAACTTTTGGCCACGACCACCGATCCCGCGGAGCAGAAGCGCATCAAGGAAGAGATGGTCACGCCGGAAACCCTGGAATGGTTTGAGGGGCGGCGTACCGGGCAGCCGGGGGCACCGGCCGCAGCAACACCTCCACCCGTGGCGACGCCGGAGGTTACGGGTTCGGCGGTCAGTGGATTGGGTCGCCTACCGTCGTTAAGGGAATTTGGCGTGACACTGAGCCGTCAGTTCGTAGAGGAAGAAGAAAATCCGCGTGGTTTTCTGCGGACACCGTAGGGGAGATCAATGCCTTTCCTGGATGAAGAAAAAGGTCTAACGAGTCTAAGATCGGCTACTCCGTCAGTAGAGGCTCCCAAACTGCCGTCCGGTTGGTGGGATATCCCTGCCGAACCCGCGTCTGCCGAACCCGCGCCTACCGAGTCCGCTGACCGCCCCAAATTCATGTCGGAAAGCGATTTTGACTATCAGGTAGGGCGTCAGGAGCACCAAGCCCTGATGAAAGAATCCGGGGCGGTGGACGTAGAACGGTCTATGCCGGGGGAAATCGGTGCCTCTGTAGTACGGGGAGGGATAGGACTCGCCAAACTGCCGGTGCAGTTGGCCAAAATCATCGGGGCCGATGTCCTGGGGAGCGAGACGGTCAAGAAGGCCACGGTGCCTATCATCGAGAGTCTGGAAGAGACGGCCGCCTCCCCGACCTGGAAGCCCTCCAAAGAGGCCGGTGGCGCACCCATTGACTTAGACCGCATAATCCAGGCCCCCGGGGAAGTAGCCGGTCAGATTGCTTCTCAGGTGTCCAACCCGCGGTTTTGGGCGGCGCAGTTGCCGGAAGGGGCCATGTCCATGGTGCCCTACTTCTTCGGCAACTGGATGGCCCGGATGGGCGCCACGGCTTTGAAATACGGTAAGGCCCTGGAAGTGGCCAAGGTAGCAGGGGACGAGGCCAAGATCGCCGAGATCGGCAGCAAGCTGGCCCGCATCGGGTCCATAGGCGGGTATGGCATGGCCATGGCCCAGGAAGCAGCCCAGGGAGAGGAAAAGGTTCGGGAGTATGAAGAGAAATACCCGGACAAAACAATACCCTGGGCCACCCGGGTTATTTCTATCTTGGGGACCGGGGTGGTGGCTGGCAGCCTGGAAGCTGTCTCCTTGGAGCGGATTTTTTCCGGCAAGGCAGGAATGACCCTGGTTCGCAAGATTCTGGACAGCGTGGCCACGGAGGGGTTGACGGAAGGGGCGCAATCCATCGTGGAGAACGCCTTTGCCAAATATGGGTTTGATCCCGACCAGAAGCTCTTGGAGGGTGTGGTTGAGTCTGCTCTGGTGGGGGCAGCCTTGGGGGGCCTTGGGGGTGCGGTGGAGCATCACCGGGTAAGGGTCCACGAAAAGGCGGTAAAGGCCCGGGAGGAATGGGCCCGCCAGCAACAAGGACACATAGACCTTCAGGCGGCTCAGGAGGGGGCTCTTCGGGGCGAGGTCTATGCCGGGATGCCGGGGCCGGAAGAAGTTCCCCCGGAAGTTAGACCAAGCCCGATTGGTCCTGCCCCTGAAGGAACGCCGGTGTTATATGGTGAAACCGGCAAACCTATCCGACCGACCGAAGAGGAAGTGCGGCTTCAAGAGATTTTGGCGAAACCCGGTTGGGAGCGCACCGCGGAAGAGAAATTATGGGTTGACCGCCACCAGAGAGAGCTTGACAACTTGGGTCAAACCATCACCGGGGAGACTTCTCAGCCCACCCCCTCTAGGTTGATCCTCCCGCCGGCCTTTGGCGGGCCTCGTCGTGCGACCCCGACACCTATGGGGGTTTCCGGAGCAGAAACGGTTGCGGTGGCCACCGCACCAGAAGCTCCCAGCTTGAATGAACGGGTCAGCCAATTGATTACCGCAGTGGAAGAGACAGGGGATCCGAACGCCGCCCAAGAATTGAACCAGCTTCTCATCGCCAACCAAAAGGGCATTGGGGACCTCTTCCGGGTGCCGGAGAGAGAGATTCCCGGCCTGGAACCCATTGCCAAGCGGCTTGAAACTCTTATCCGCCAGGTAGAGGAAACCGGCGACTCCCAAGCCGCCCGGGACTTGCACGGTCTCCTGGCCGCCAACCGGGAAGTCTTGAGCGGAGTTACCCGCCGGGAGATTGCCGGGAGAAGCGGATTACCCCAGGCCCCTATGGGAATCACCGGGGCGGAAGTGGCAGAGGCGGCTACCAAGAAACCTATACCGGCCCCGGAAGCGGCGGCAACCCCACCCCCCGGTGTTCCCCCTTCACCGGAGATTCCTCCCGCCGCTTCGGGACCGACCACCGCGGACACGATCTTCCGGCCTGGGGGCAAGCTGGTTCTCGATGACGGAACCATCGTTACCATATCGGGGCCGAAACCTCCCCCGGGCGGCCCCCCTTCGGCTCCCCCGCCCAAGGGCCCCACGGCCATAGGCTCAGGCACCAAAGTCACCCTCGCGGACGGGTCTGTTGTTACCGTCAAAGAGGAACAAGCTCCTTATGGCGGCCAGGCTTTTGAGGTGGTGGACGCTGACGGCAACGTGCACCGCATCGACATTTCTCGGGTCCGGGGTTACCTCGACGAGGGCGGTCAGGAGGCTCAACTACCAGAAACCCTCCGACCGAAACCTGCGGCTCCACCAACCGTTTCCGCCCCGAAGCCTACCAACCTGCCTCCGGGAATTGCGCCCAGGCCCGCCAAGATCGACACGGTGGCACTGGCGAAGATGTTCTACACTTCCGACCTGCGCGGCAACATCAGTCTTGGCAATTTGATGGAGCAGGTTCAGAAGCGCCACAACATTCCTCCTGAATGGCTTCAAATGCCATCTTACCGCAAGCAGGTCGAGGAAGCCCTGGAACTGGCCTTAGTCTATGCCAACCGGAGCACCGTGGCCGGGGATACCCAAGGAGACGTGGCCGGGACCCTGCGTAAACTGATTGACCTTTACAATCGGCAGCCGGCCCTCACCTCCCGGACATCCACCACCATCAGAAACCAGGCTTACTCCACCCCGGCGCCCCTGGCCTACTTGATGGATAAGGTTACAGGGATTACCAAGGATTCTTGGGTCTATGAGCCCACCGCGGGCAACGGCATGCTCCTGATCGGGGCGAATCCGAAACAGACCTTGGCGAATGAGATCGACCCGCTCCGGGCTGAACATCTGCGGTCCCAGGGGTTCGACGTGCTTTCCCAAGACGCTCAGAGCTTGGTAGGTAAGAAGGGCGGCCCGCAAGAGAACTCAGTGGACGTGGTGATCGCCAACCCGCCTTTCGGCAGCCTGGACACCCCGGTGGATTTTGACGGCTACAAGGTTTCCAAGCTGGAACACCTGATCACCCTTGATGCCCTCAAGGCCATGGACGACGACGGGCGGGCCGCCTTCATTGTCGGCGGCCATTCTTTCGCCAATCCCCTGGGCGGCATCATGGGTAAGCTCACCAACGCTGACCGGGTGTTTTTCAACTATCTCTACTCCCACTATAACGTCACCCACCATATCAACATCGACGGCAAGGTGTACGAGCGCATGGGCACCAAGTTCCCCATTCGCCTTATCACCATCGAAGGCCGCAAGGTTCAGCCCGACAAAGCGGCGGCGCCTTACAAAATTGAACAGATAGAGGTTGCCAAAACCTTTGAGGATGTTTATAAGTTATTAAAAGGAGACATAGATGCCCGCGCAGAAGGTGTTGTGGCTCCCGGACTTTCTCAAGGACAGCCGGCCGGCCCGGGTCGGCCTGGGGGTATTTCTTCATCCCCAGGTGGCGAAGAGAGGGCCGGAGGCGTGGGAGTACCTGGAGGCTTGGAAGGAGAAGGTCCGAGACCTGGTGAAGAAACACGAGAAGGAGGACCCCCAGGGGGTCTTGTGGACCTTGCAACTCCTGGGGCCGGGATCGCAGGTGGCGGACCAGTACTTCCGGGGGGACGAGAAGCAGGAAGAACTGGTGGACGCCATCCGGTCTCACCCGGAGACCGGGGCGCAGGAGTATCTCCTGGCGTATCTCCGCGACCCAAGCCCGGCGAACAAGCAGGACCTGCTGGACCATTACTCCCAGGACCCGAAGGAAGACCATCTCAGCCCGCAACAAGAACTGCAGGAACAGAAGGACCTCAACCTGGACGAGTTCCTCCTAAGTCTATAGGCTCCGGCACCCAGGTCACTCTTCCTGACGGGACCGTCGTCACCATCAAGGAAGAGCAGACCCCCTACACCCGTTCCCTCAGAGAAGAACAAGCCCCCTACGGCGAACAGACCGTCGAAGTTGTGGATGCCGACGGCAACGTGCGCCGAATCCCCATCTCCCAAATCCAGGGTGTCGTTGACGAGAGCGGCAAAGAAGTCAAGCTCTCCGATGAGGACCGTCAGGGCCTCAAGGTTTTCCAGAAGAACCAATGGGTTGAAACCAACGACGGCGCCACCGGCCAGGTCGCCAAGGTGCGCGGTTGGGGCGACAAGATGGTGCTCACCGTCCAGGGGCCGGAAGGGGCGATCACCGTCAAACCCGCGGACGTGAAAAACATCCTGGAAGGACCACCTGCAGCCAAGGAAGAAAAGACCCCGACCCCTGAGTCCAAAGCCGAAGGAACCAGCCTCCAGGTCCCCTACAAGCCCACCTCCAAGGGACAGCCCATGAATACCGTGGCCCCGCGGTACATGGCTGAAGCCGTTGGCAATTACCTGGAAAAATTACAAGAAGAGATTGGCGACCTGGACGAGTTTGTGCGGGGCCGTCTGGGCTACAAGACCAAGAACGAAATGTTTGGGGTCCTGGGAGCCGAACAGGTCGAGGGCGTGGCCCTGGCCATCGACGCCATAGAACGGGGCACCGGCGGCTTCGTGATCGGCCACCAGACGGGCGTGGGCAAGGGCCGCATGGTGGCGGCCATTATGCGTTACGCCAAGAACCAGGGGTTAGTGCCCATCTTTCTGACGGAGAACGACGGTCTGCATTCGGCCATGTATCGGGATATGCAGGACATCAACGCTGACCTCAACCCTCTCATCGTGGCCAGCAACAAAGATCGGGCCCGTATCGTGGACAATGACGGCAACGTCATCCGTGAATTGGACAAGCAGGCCATCACAGAGGCGGTCAGAAATCGCCGCTTGCCGGCTGGCTATGATGCCATCTTTACTACCTACTATCAAATAAATAGCCGGACCATAACCGGCAAGATGGAACTGTTAAGGGCTTTGGCGCCTCAGTCCATCTTGATCCTGGACGAGTCCCACAAGGGGGCCGGGGACAAGAGCCAGACCGGGGCTTTTCTCCGGGCCCACATGACGGACCAGGCGCGGGGGGTGATCTACTCTTCGGCCACCTACGCCAAACGGCCCGACACCATGGCCCTGTACCATCGCACCGAGTTGGGCAACCTCAACGTGGACATCGACACCGTCATTGCTAACTTGGTGATGGGCGGGGTCCCCCTCCAGGAGTGGATTGCCCACCAATGGGCCCAAAGCGGTCAGATGATCCGCAACGAACTCTCCTTCGCCGGCATCGACATCCCGGTGGAGGTGGACACGGAGAATATCACCCGGGACCGGCAACGGTCGGACGATCTGACCACAGGTTTGCGGGAGATTCTCAGGTTTTCCAAGGCTTTTAGCGAATGGGTAGCAGACCTGAACGATGATTTCCAAGAGCAAGGCGAACAAGTGGAGCCGGGTTTCCGGGGTGGGATCTCGAACACCAATTTTGCCTCGGTGATGCACAACAAGATTTCCCAGCTACTCTTCTGCCTACGGACAGACTCTACCATCAAGGAGGCCTTGACAGCTCTCAGGCAAGGTAAGAAGGTGGCCATTGGCTGTTACAACACCATGGAAGCCTTCGTGGATGACATGCTGGAGGCAGGCACCATCAAGGTGGGCGATGAGCTTAATATGAATTTCGCCCAGGTGGTCCGGAAGGCTGCGGATAGCGTCTTGGTTTATAGAATCGACCATGGCCAGGGGGCTCTGCCAGAAAAGGTGATCGTAAAACCTGAAGATATGCCCCCCCACCTCCAAACCTTGTGGCGCAACCTAGTGGCCCTCCTTGAAGGCACTACGACGGATGTGCCGGCCATGCCCATTGACTACATCGCCAAGGCCCTCATCAAGGAAGGGTTCAAGGTGGGCGAGATTACCGGCCGGCGGCACGTTCTGGATTGGGAGCAGGAAGGAAACATCCTCAGGAGGCGAAGTGATAAGGAGAAATCCGACAAGAACACCCCTGTTAACGCCTTCAATGCCGGCGATTATGACGCCCTCATCATCAACAGTGCGGGGAGCAGCGGGATCTCCCTTCATTCCGGCGAGAAGTTCAAGGACCAGCGCCCCCGGCACATGATCCTGACCCAGATGAGCAATGAGATCAACGAAGCGGTGCAGCTCCTAGGGCGCATCCATCGTACCGGGCAGGTCAACCTCCCCAGCTACATGATCAAAATTAGCTCCCTCCCAGGGGAAAAGCGACCCCTGGCCATCCTCCAAAAGAAACTGGCTGAATTGTTCGCCAACATCTCCGCCAAGGGAGAGTCCGCCTACTCCCTGGATGTGAACGACATCATCAACCAGTACGGCGACCAGGTGATCGCCGAGATGTTCGCCGACGACCCCAGCCTGAATGACCGCTTGAGTGGGGTACTGGATAACGTCATCGACCACGAATTCATCGAGGCCGACAAAGACGGACGAATTCACCAAATCCTTACCCAATATGCGGAGACTGGCAAGCTCACCAAGCGGGTCACCGGCTGGACCTCCTTGCAGCCGGTGACGGTGCAGGAGGAAGTGTGGGCGGCCATCGACGCCAAGTATGAAGACCTGGTGGAGCATCTGAAGCAGATCGGCGAATACAACCTGGAAAGTGAACACCTGGATCTTCAGACCAAGACCCTGAGTAAATCCGTGTTGGTGGCCGGCAGCGCCCAGGGGAAGAGTGAACTTTCCAGTCCCACCTATTTCGAGACGGTTGAGGCCAAGGTCCAGAAAAAACCCATGACCAAGGCGGAGATCGAGAAGCGGATGCAGGCCAACCTCAAGGGCAGGCAGCCGCAAGACCTGGCCGATGAGATAAAAACGAAGATTCAACAAGATTTTGAACCTTGGATCACAGAAAAAATTGCCCTAATGAGAGGGGCGGGAACCTCGCAGGACACGATAAACCGATTCGAGCAGGGGGCCAGGGGGGCCCTGACCTACACCTTGCGCCACCTGGATGAGTACCAAATCGGCACGGCGGTCAAATACGAGTTGCAGGCCATGGCCGGCGTAATCTACGACCTCAAGTATAAACCGGTCACAGGAGGCAACCCGGCTACCCCCGGCAACATCAAAATCAGCATGGCGGTGGACTCCACCATGCGGATTTTCAAGACCTCCCTGGCTGGAATAAGCACGGGTACCACCAGATATAAAATGTCGGCTTTGGATGGATGGTTGGATGCTACCCCACATTCACAAAGTTGGGATGAGAAACTGCCGGACCAGACCTTTGAGACGCGCTACCTGGTGACCGGGAACCTCCTGGGGAATCCCATCGACGCCGGACAGATGACTTTCTTCACCCGGGACGACGGCAAATTGACCACCGGCTTCCTGATGCCCCTCAACTTCGACCTGTCCAGGCACCCGGAATTGCAGAGGGTGATGCTGAGCCAATCGCAGGCGGAGACCTTATTGAAACGTGAGGGGTGGATGAGCGACTCGGGGTATGAGGTCATCGTCCAGAAAGTCCCCCCGTCGATGGGCCCGGGTTATCGCCTGGAAGTCCCAACCTCGAAGGCCAAAGGGGGCAAATATTTTCTTAACAAAGAGCTCCTGGCCCTCGTCAGGAACGGAGAATTTTATCGGTCCCGGGGCCGGATGGTTGGCGACATTCAAAGCCGAGAGGATGCGCTTGCCGCCATTGGCCTCCTCTACAAACTCGGTACGATTTTCTCCACTGACCGGACTACCGCCGACAATATCTTCGGCAACAGCCTTGGCGGGGCCCCCGGGGTTGCAGAAAAAACCGTGCCCTATACCCAACTGACCCCCAAACATCACGCCGAAGAGGTGAAACTGGCCTATGGCTCCGAGAAAGCAGCAAAGCAGGTCGTCCAGGAAACCGCCCGGCAGATCGAAAAAGTCCACCGGACCCTTCAAGGAATACCCAGCCCAGGAGTGCCAGGGGTTTTGGCCCGGTATCGTTCCCGCATCGCTCAAGAATATTCTAAACAGGGATGGATTGATCTGTCTGGACGCCAACTCGAACCCGGTAGAGAGGCCCAGCAAATAGCCGAGCTTTTCCAGGTTTTTCGCAACCCCAAGATGGAGATTCTACACGCCATCTATACAAAGGACGGGGTGATCGTGGCCCACAATGCCATCACTTCCGGCCAAATTAATTCCGTGCGACCGAAGAATATTGCCCAACACCTCTTCCGGCTACAGGAAACTGCGAAGCGCCTGGGGGCTGACAAGGTTCATATCCTGCATAACCACCCAAGCGGTAGCCCCGACATGAGCCTGGCCGACCGTTCCATGGCCAGGGTACTACGAGAGGGGTTTACGTCCCTGGGTGAAGCCAAGGGCGAGACAACCGGGGTAGTAGGGAAAACTGGTGAGGGCCAGGAAATCGAGGGCCTGGGCAACCTCATGGGCGAGTTCATAGTCATTGACCATGGAAAATTCAGCTATCTCTATGAGTATCCAGGCCAGGGGCACCACATTAATTACGGTGATTATAAGGTGTCGCCGGAGCTTCGACAGGCCCATACCAAGGGGATGATAATAAAAAATGCGAGCGACCTGGCAGCTTTTATTAGCACCATAAAATATGACCAAAACAAGGTGGTCCTGGTCCATTTGACTTCGGCCAACGAGGTCAACGGGTGGAGCGTCCACAATAAGACCATTCTGGATAAGCCGGTAAAGCAAGTGAAACAGAGCCTCAGGCAAGAAATGAAGGCTTTTAATGCCAACCGCACGGTAATCGTTACCGAGGACGGGGCCGTGGTCAACAAGATGCTCTCCCAGGAGATTGAAACCGGGGCGCAGGATAACCTCAACCTGACTTCGATGGTTTTGGACATTATCAATGCCCGCGGGGAAAACCTCCGAAAGTCGGCTGACTTCTTGTGGCAGTTGTCAGGGCGCCAGGCCGGGAAAGAGGCCTGGGCGATGTGGGAACCTCAGGCGTCTTATAGCCCCGCCGAGGCCGAAAATGTCTTGACCGACTACGACCGGAAGATGTTGGCCCCGGGGAAACGCACCATCTGGGAGAAAATCAAGGCGGTTAAGACCGGGGAAGGCACCAAGGGGTTCTTGGAGAAATTCTATACCGAGGTGGTGGACCGTTACGCCCCCATGGAACGGGCCGAAGAGAAGCTCAAGAAGGCGGGGATCACTGTGGGCCCCGGCCAGAGCGTCACCAACGCCCTGTCTTACATGAGGGGTCAAGAGGGGCGGGTCCGGCAAGCTCTAACCGGAGATCACGTCTATCAGAACGTCATGGAGGCGGATGAAAACGGCCGGATGATCTTCACCGGCGAGATCAAGGAGGTAGGAGCCAGCCTGGATAAACGCCTGGAACCCATCAAGAAGCTGGCAGCCAAGCGGGGGGAAGAGGTCCCCAAGGTGATGCACGACCTCTTCAACCGCCTGATGGTGGCCCAACGGGACCTGGAGTTGGCTGGAGAGACCGGGTCTCGGGCCCCCGGGGAGATCAAGGGTACCCGGCCGGAAGATAGCCGGGCGGCCCTGGACGCCCTCAAATCTATCTATGGGGAAGACTTCAAGGTTTTGGAAACTACGGCCCGGAGCGTCCGGGAATGGGGAGACCAGGCCATCTTACAACCCCTCCTGCAGGTGGGGTTTATCGACCAGGCCCGTTACGATGAGGTCAAAGCCAAAAATGAATTCTATATCCCCTTTAAGCGCCTGATGGAGGACATCGACGACTACATCAACGCCAACGCCGCGGCCCTGGGAATCAAGGGCCGAGTGATCCAGAAAATCGAAGGTTCGGAGAGGGCCATCCTGGATCCGTTGCAGATGTGGATCGAACTGGCTTACAAGGCCAACTACGCCTTCGCCCGGAATTATGTGGTGCAGAACATCGCCGTGCTGGGAGAGTATGGGGATCCCGACATCAAGGAAGTGGCGGCCAAATACCTGCCCGTTGATTTTGCTCAGAAACAGGAGATTGACGCGGTGCTGCGGCCCCAACTGGTCAAGCTCGCCAAAGCCCTGGGTATCGACGTAAAGGTCATGGGCACGATGCGCAGCCGGCGCCTGGGACAGTTCAAGAAATGGCTCAGCCAAGAAGTTCAGGCTGGCGGGATAACTTCGGAGGTGGCGAAAGAGATCCAGGTGAGGTTTGCCACCTTCGAGGCAACCCTGGCGCATGAGGTGGGCCATGGGATCGACGACACTTACGGCCTGGTGAAGCTGCTCATCGAACAGGGCACCCCGGAGATGAAGCGGGAGCTACGCCGCATTGCCGATCAGCGGGCCGATAATCCCTCCAACTCCTATAAGCGGTATATCCGCAAGAAAGAGGAACAGGTGGCGGAGTTCGTCAGCCGCTACATCATCGACAAAAGATCGGTGGAGCGCCTGGCTCCCAACGCCCTGGCGAAATTTGAGGGTTATCTGCGGCAAAACGACAAGCTGAGGCCCCTCCTGGGATTCAAACTTTCCCACCAGGCCGGGATGCTGGAAGCCATGAATCGGGTTTGGGCCCGTTCTCCTTTGCCGCCAGAACCCGGGACGATCCCCTACTACCGGGACGGAAAGCAACGGTGGCTCAAGGTCCCCCCGGACATTTTCCAGGCGACCCAGAGTATGATGCCGTCGGAGATCGGGATATTGTTGAAGGTGGCCAAGGCCCCGGCGGACCTGTTGCGGGCCGGTGCGGTGATGACCCCGGAGTTCGGCCTGGCCCGAAACCCCTTCCGGGATGTGGTCCAGGCTTACCTTTTTAGCCGCTTCGGATTCAATCCCCTCAAGTGGTTCAGGGATGCTTATGGCCTGGTAGCCAAGGATAAAGACACCTTGAGGTATCACCGGGAATGGGAGGCCGGCGGCGGCCCCCTGGCGACGTTGGCGCAGTCTATGGTGGACCCGGAAAAGATCACCAGCGAAGCCATCATGGGGAAGAAAAAGGGCATGGTTTACCATGTCCATCCACTTGCGGCCCTGCGTCATGCCTCTGCCTACCTGGAGAATATGACCCGATTTGCCATCTACAAGCAGGCCCGAGAGAAGGGGTTGAGCCATGCTGACGCTATCCACGAAGCCCGGCGCACCACCTTGGATTTTGCTCGAAGTGGAGCTCACCCGGTAGCTCGTTACCTCAATATGATCATCCCCTTCTGGAATGCTTCCATTCAGGGGGCAGACAAACTGATCACTGAGCTTGCCGGTCCCAACAAATGGGCGGTGATGCGCCGGATGTCCGTGCTCACCACGGCCTCCATTCTTCTGTGGACGCTGGCCCACCAGGACGACCGCTACAAGGAACTGGAGGATTGGGAGAAGAACTATTTTTGGCACATCCCTCTTGGCGGGAAGAAAGGGCCGATGATCCGCCTGCCCAAACCTTTCGAGGCCGGGATCCTCTTCGGGTCTATCCCGGAGCGGATGCTGGAGTGGGCAGTTGATAAAAATGTCAACGGGGTAAAAGCGGCCCTGGGGGCAGCCTGGCAGGCTCTAACCCCCGAGATCATCCCTGCCATCGTGCGTCCCATCGTGGAAGGTAGCGCCAATTATAGCTGGTTTACGGGGCGACCCATCGAGGACGCGAGCCTATTGAACCTCCCCGCGGAGCTGCGGGCCAAACCCTGGACTTCGGAACTGGCCAAGGCCGTCAGCCGTTACGCTGGCCCTGTGGTCTCTCCCCTGGTGGAATTGAGCCCGGTGAAGGTAGAACACTTCGTTCGGTCCATGACGGGCGGCCTGGGCGCCAACTACTTCTTTCCGGGCATTGACGTGCTCTTGCGGAAGGCTGGGGTTCTGGAAGATATTCCTCAACCCACCAAAGACACCATCGAAAGGATCTGGGGAGTGAGGGCTTTCTTCGCCAAACCACCCACCGGCTACCGGGCCAAGACGGTGAACGACTTCTTTGAGGCTTACCAAAAAGCTATTCAGGCGGACCAAGGTTGGAAGCTCCTGTGGAACTCCGGGAGCATGGACAAACTTGATAAGTTCCTGGCCGACAACCCCGAGGCCATGTTCGCCCGGGTCGCTCGTAAACAGGTAGACGCGTTGGGGAAAATCAAGAAGGAAAGAGATTCCATCTACCTCTCCAAGACCCTGACTTCGGAACAAAAAAGGGTCAAGCTGGACGCCCTGGATGAAAAGATCGTGCAACTGGCCAAGGTGGGACAAGCCTTGATGGACCCGGAGGTGGCCCAGGCCCTCCAGATGCCCTCCCGGTTTAAGACAGAGATGGGGACTCGGAAGTCCCTGGACCTGGACGGGTATTATAAGTTCGTGGCGGAGTCTGTGGGCGATGCCTACGATTCCATCCAGAAAGACCTCCCCCGCCTCCTGCGGATGGACGAGGCTCAGCGCCAACGGTATCTGATCAAGACCATCCGCCAAGCCCGGGAGGATTACCAGCCTATTCTTAAAAAGCCGGAAGATGTGATGAAGCCCTATCGGTTCTCGAACCTGATGGACAAGCCGACGCGGGCGGAACGGGCCGCCTGGCAACAGGTGATGGGCTTCCGCAAAAGCAACCCTGGATTTATGACCGGCTATCGAGTAAAGCCGGAAGAAGAAAGGAAGGAGGTGGGCCTGTGAAACCAGAACGCTATCTTAGGAGAAAGGTTGTCTTCCAGTTCGCCAACGGCGCGGCCGGCGCCGGATTAATTCAGAGTTCGGTCCTGGCTCTGGAAGGGGAACTTCTGTGGATCCACCAGCGCAATAGTTCCAACACCAACGCCCGGACCGCGCAACTCACCCTGGAGGACGAAGACAGCTTCCAGATGTTTGACGGCACGGCCAAAGCGCATAACGCCAACTACGACTTTGAGTTCGGAGTCACCATCCGCCGCATCCTGAGCGGCAGAAACACCCTGAAATGTACCATCTCCGGCGACCCGGGGGCGAGCGGCTACACCGTGACCGTAGTGGTTTATCTGAAAGGCCGTGATGGGTAAGGGCCATGGGACAGGGTAAGACGGTCCCAACTGACAACTACCCGGCGAAGGGCAAACTCGGGCGGCGCCAGAAGGCCAAGGCCAAGAAGCAGAAAAAAACTAAGAAGAAAAAGGGATAAGGGGGAGGACCATGGCTGTAAGCCTCTTAGAGATTGGCCAGTTTTTCTCTATCATCTTGGCGGCTGGCACCCCGGGCATGACTTACTATGTCATGGGCCGACTACATAAACAGCAGATTGGCCACATGGCGGAAAACTGCAAGGTCTGTCGGAAAAGCCTGGATGAAAAGATTGAGTGCCTGGATGAAACCCTGGGGGAAGTGGAGGCCCGCCAGAAGGACCTCCGGGAAAAGGACCTGCCGGATAAGTATGTCAAGCGCCGAGAACTGGAGGCCCTGGAGAAGAAGTGCGACAAGGAAGTGGAAATTGTCCACAAGCGCATTGAGAAGTATCACCCTGCCGCGGGCTAAGGGAGGGGCCCTAACATGGGAAGTTTTGCCGGCCATGGCAGATCGTAGCTCTGTGGATGTGCGTCAGCCGGGGTTTGCGGAAGGCGGTGCAGGACCCGGTATGGCACCAACTCACAGACAGGCGGCGTTACCGTTTGGCGCGACGCTGCATCCGGGATGAACTTTTTAAGCTGCCCATCAGGAGGAGTTTCTGGGAATGGCTGATCGGGTAGTGGGGCGCTGGCCCTAAATCGCCACAAAAGGGATCGATCCGGGAGGTGGGAGATGAACTTCAGGGTGACAGCGACCAAGGGACTTTATATCCGCTCCGGGCCGGGCGTCGAATATGAGAGCGTCGGAGTCCTGGCAGATGGGAATATAGTCATCTCCCCCGACACCGCCGATTGGCTCCCCATCCTCCTGGAGGACAACAGCATCGGTTGGGTGGCCCGGCAATATCTGGAAGAGGCCCTGGAGGAGGTTAGCCCGGTCGATGGGTCGGTCGATTTCACCACCCGGGAGGGCACCATCGAGGCCATCAAAGCTGAGTGCCAGAAGCAGGGCATCGGCCTCCCGACCCAAATCGCCTACGTTCTGGCGACCACCGAGTGGGAAACAGGGCGCACCTTCCAGCCGGTACGGGAGGCATACTGGAAGGATGAGGAGTGGCGCCGGCGCAATCTCTCCCGGTACTACCCTTATTACGGCCGGGGCTTCGTGCAGCTTACTTGGGAGGCCAATTACCGGAAGTATTCTCAAAAGCTGGGTATCGACCTGGTGGCCGATCCTGATAAGGCCATGGATCCCAAAATCGCCCTGTTCATCTTGGTGGATGGTTTCAAGACCGGAACCTTCACCGGGAAGAAGATCACCGACTATATCAATGACGAAGAAACCAATTTCCACAATGCCAGGCGTTGTATCAATGCCCTGGACAAGGCGGATGAGATTGCGGCCCTGGCGGAGAAATATGTAGAGGCGGCATGATGACCTGGCTTCGTAAATTCTTCTCCGGTGACAACTCAGATATCGACACCAAGGCGGTTTTGGCCACCCTTGCCTTCCTGGTGGCCGTGGTGGTCTATGGGGCCTATGCCCTGGTATTCCGTCGGGACCTCCCGCCGAACCTGACCAGCATCACGCACGTTTTTATCTTAGCGGCCTTGGGAGGGGCCGGGCTAACCTTGCTCAACAAAGTCGCCGGGGGACCGTCTCCCCCGCCCCCGGATAAACCCCCAGAAATTCCCGTTAAACCTACGGTTGCGGGAGAAGGAGGGCCGGTAGGATGATCATCGCGTGGTTGCTCAAAACGGCCATAGGCAGAAGTATAGGAATAGCAGTTGGCACCGCCCTTCTTTCCGGGATGCTGTATGCCGGCTGTCAAATCAAAAGCTGCATCAGCCATAAGGCTGAGGTGAAAGCCGAAACCGCCGAAAAGACCCTGGAGGTGGAACGTGAAGACCAAAAGGTTAAAGAGAAGGTTCACCAAATGTCTGATGATGATCTTGCTGATTTCCTTCGCCGCGGTGGGGTGCACCAAAAGCATTGAGTTTGTGCGGCCACCCCTCCAGCCGCCCCCGAAAATGAAGAGCGTCGCCCCCGACAAAAACGATCAGACCGGGGAGAAGGGTTACTGGATGAATCGGGGAGACGCGGAGGACCTGGGGGTCTTCTTCGGCCACGTCAATAATGTGAGGGATACCTGGAAGTAGGAGGCCCAGACCATGACACTCCGTGATGTTCCCTGGTGGGTGAAGGCCATACTTCTGTTCTGGTATCTGATTGTATGGCCCATTGAGAAACTACGTAAACTGCGGCGTTAATGGAGGGCCTGCCATGGACTGTCCGGTGGTCGCGGTTCGGCATCGGTTGGACGGGATGAAGGAGTTGGCGGTGGAGCATCCGGTGGGGGACCTGGGCTATAAACCTCTGGCCCTCTCGCCCCTGACCGCGAACAAGATCATGCAGGAGCTTATCAGTCCTCAGAGGGACGGGGGCTGGGCGCGGATTCCGGTGAGGGGGGAGTGGAAGTAAACCTCTTGGTAGTGTCCTAATTTGACCGTTTGGTATTTTATTTTGGCAAAGATTTTGCAAATAAAATTAAGGAGAATGACAAAGATGACGATGAAAAAGATATTGACAAAATTGTTTA